TTCACCGAGCCAGGTTTTTTGTCGATTGCTGATTGGCAAGGACCGGCCTACGAATCGTACACCTATGCTCGCATTCGTGACTTCTGGATGTGGGCAATTCAGTCGAGGGAAGCTCGACAGTTTCATACATTCTGCTGCGATAGTTTGTCGCAGCTTGCAGAGATCATCCTTGAAGAAGAGTTCGCTGAACAGGCATCAGGTAAGAACAAGAACGCTGATCCTCGCAATGCTTACGGCAATATGTCGAAGAAGGTCATGGAGATTTGCAACTGGATTTATTTCGCGAAAGACTTCAACGCAATCCTGATTGCTAAAGAAGGTTTCGATGACGAGAAGAAACGTTTTCGTCCCTACTTTCCAGGCCAAGATTTGAACGTCAAGATTCCACACTTGTTTGATTCGGTGTGGCGTATGGAAGAGATCAAACTTCCGAACGGTACACCGCAACGTGTTATCCGCACACAAAAGAACTACTCCGCGTTTGCGCGAGATCGAAGCGGCAAGTTAGCAGAGATCGAACACGCAGACTTCAACTATCTCATCCAAAAAGCACGATCATAACGAGGACAAGACAACATGGCATTTTTCAACTTTGACGATTCGCAAGATCAACTGCAACAGAACCTCGAACCGCTGCCTCCAGGTTGGTATCCGGCAGTGATGATCGAATCTGAACTGGTGCCCACAACGAACAAGGACGGCGTTCGATTGAAGTGCGTCTTCGAGATCATCGATGGCCCAGGCAAAGGCCGCAAGCAGCAGTGCGGTTTCAACGTCGAAAATCCGAATCCTGAAGCCGTTCGCATTGCTCGTAGCGAACTGAAGACGATGAAGGTCTGCATGGGTGTTCTTCATCCAATTGGCGACACTCAGGAGCTTCACGGTCGACCGTTGCAGATTCGTTTGGCCAAGCAGAAGGATAGCGACTACAACGAAGTCAAAGGCTTCAAGTCTGCAACTGGTCAGGACGCGAAAGATGTTCTCGCTGCCGGTGGTGGAGCTGCGCTTCCTCCGATGGGCCACCAGCAGCAGCCACCCCAGGGCTTCGGCAATGCACCTGCTGCTCCCTATAGCGCACCGCCTGCTCCTCCAGCTCCACCGGCTGCTCCTGCTGCCGATCCTACTGCTGGCTGGCAGCGTCAGAACGGTTACCGTCTGAACCCTCACACGAACGCTTGGGAACAGGATGTGCCTGCTGCACCACCCGCGCCACCGGCACCGCCTGCTGCTCCTCCTGCGCCTCCTGCTGCTGCATGGGCACCGCCTGTCGCACCGCAAGCTCCACCGGCACACACAGCGCCTCCAGCACCCCCTGCGCCGCCTGCATGGACTCCGAACACCGCACCGCCTGCACCGCCGTCTTGGACGCCTCCTGCGGCCTAGCGTGTCGTCTATAGCCCACACATGGGCGGCTTGTACAGCGCCCATTCACTTTTGGAAGGAGAGAGTATGGCATCTCTGATGGATCACAAAGTAAATATCGGTATCGAAGCGATCTTCGACGGCAATGCAGCGAAGGCCGCAATCATCAACAACCTTGCTTTGGATGTTCACGAAGCAAACGCAAAGTGGTGGATCGATCTCCAGACTGGTGAGCCGCTGAAGCGCAACATTGGCGAGCTGCTGTGCCTCGTTCACAGCGAGATTGATGAAGCTCAGCAAGGTCGACGCAACGAACAAGAGATGGCGAACAACATCTACGCTCTCTATCAACAGACAGTTTCGATCAATGGAGCCAACGCAGAAGCGTTGCTTGAGCTTCATCGTGCAATCAGCAGAGCGATGGAAGGTCATCGCAAGTCGATTGCTGACGACAAGCTTCCTCATCGCACCATGTTTGAAGTCGAGCTTGCAGATGCCTTCATTCGCATCCTCGATCTCGCTGCTGGCAACAACCTCGATCTCGGCGGTGCATACGTAGAGAAGATGGCCTACAACGCACAGCGAGCCGATCACACACGCGAAGCTCGCCTCGCTCCTGGTGGAAAGGCTTACTAACATGCGCACACTGCGACGAATTGTGATTGCGCTGCTGACAGTTTCGATTGGCTTCTCTACCGCCGTCGTGACATCTGAGACCTGCCGCAAGGTCACGTTCGATGCTCTGTGGGCAGCAAAGTTGAAAGCTCAGAAGATTTGGAACAAGAACAATCCTGGTTACGTGAAAGAGCACAACCTGACGCGAGATATGTCGAAGCAAACTGCTCGTTCAAAGGCTTGGCTGAAGAAGCAATTGGAGGTTCAGTGTGCGAGTTTGGTTGATGATGTTCTTGCTGGTAGCGATGGCCTGGGAATTAGAGATATCGATTCTATGGCCCTTGTTGTTCCTCTGTTCGAAACTTCTGCGGACCTACCGCTTGAAGATGCTCAGTTATCACAACTGATCGCTAAGCAGGAGTATCCAAGTTATGAAAATCCTTCGCGTGATGCAACGGATGATGGAGGGTTCGGAACCAACCCAGGCTTTGGTGGTTGGTATGGCGGTGGTGGCTATGCTGGCGGTCATCCTGGGAGCGGCAATAGCGTTCCTCCACCCATAACGACGGTGCCCGAGCCGTCGACGTTTGTATTGGTCTTTGCACCGTTCCTATCTTTGTTCTTTCTGAGGAAGAGACGATGAGCGAGCGCTTCTGTCACTACTGCGAACAACCCAAGTGCAAGTGCCGTTATCGTGCCGGTCGCAAAGGCGAGTTCTCACTTGAATGTCAGAACCACTCGCGACAAACAACCATCGGCGAATTGAAGAAGTTTGTCTCTGCAATCACTCTTGACGACTCGACGCCTGCTGTATGGCTGATGAGTTACACAACGATTGATCCCAACAAACCAACGAGAACGAAAGCTAAAAGCAATGAGCCGTCCGTGCGGTAATCCCCTCTGTGGGCTTCATCGTGGTCACAAAGAGAATCATCGAGAAACAGTGTTGTTGGCATACGAAGCTGCTGATGAACTTCTATCGAAGTATCTAGGACCGCTCCACCCTGTTCGTTCTGAACTACGAAAGCTGATAAAGAGACATGATCCAGCCAGTAACAAAACTAGTTCAAATAACTCCTGTTAGCCCACAAGAGGCCGCGCAGTTCGATCTCTCTACGGCTGACGGGAGATTCCAAATTGCTGATCGCTTGCTGCGCGATATAAACGAGTGGTGCAAGAAGGCATTCGATGATGGACCGCGTACACACCTTGGAGCTTCGATCATCGCGGCAGAGTGCGACCGGCACATCTGGTATAGCTGGCGCTGGTTCAAGCACAAGATTTTCAGTGGCACTATGCAGCGACTTTTTCAAGATGGTCACTGGTACGAAGAGCGATTCATCGAAATGCTTCGTGGCATAGGTTGCACTGTGACCCAGGTTGACGACGACGGTGGTCAGATTCGCATCTACGACGTGCAAGGTCACTTTGGTGGATCGACAGATGGCTCTACGTTTCTTCCTCCGAGCTATAACCTACCAGTCAATTTTTTACTCGAATTCAAAACGGCTAACGACAAATGGTTTACTAAGTTCCACGATGTAGCGGAGAGCAAGCCTCAACATTGGGGTCAGATGTGTGTGTACGGATACAAGCGCGGAATCAAGTATGGAATCTATTTCATCGTGAACAAGAACGATTCTGATCTGAAGATCGAGGTTGTTGAACTTGATTGGGCTTATGCTAAGCAACTAATCGACAAAGGCGAGTGGATTATTTATTCGCCGGTTCCACCTGCCAAGCTCAGTGATAACCCTTCAGACTGGCGCTGCAAGATGTGCGATCATCACAGCGTTTGTCACATGGGAGTCGAGCCGGATGTCAACTGTCGAACGTGCCGCCATTCATCGGCAATCGACAACAAGCAATGGAAGTGCAATCGTTGGAACATACTTATCCCTGGTCAGGTTGAAGCATTATCTGCTTGCACTGGCTACGAACGTTTGGTAGTCTAAAGTCGACATCATGATTCAACTACGCCAATATCAAGAGGAAGCCGTACAAAGCGTTTTCGATTACTACGCTAGCGGCAACCAGGGCAACCCGGTGATCGCGATGCCCACAGGAACCGGTAAATCGGTCGTGATCGCTGAGTTTTGCCGCCGAGTTCTCCAGCATTGGCCGACACATAGGATCGTGGTTGCGACACATGTCAAAGAGCTGGTAGAGCAGAACGCTAAGAAAATGTTGGAGATATGGCCGACTGCACCTGTCGGCATCTACTCAGCCGGTCTCGGCTCCCGCGACACGATGCAGTCCATCATCTTCGGCGGTGTAGCCTCGATCATTGGCGCTCAGGAGCGCTTTGGACTCCGGCACCTGATGTTGGTCGATGAGGCGCACCTAGTGTCGCCTATAGTCGATAGCACGTACCAGAAGGTCATCAAAGGCTTCAAGCTCCTCAACCCTAACTTCAAGACTATCGGCCTGACAGCGACCGACTACAGGACGGGACAGGGCGACATTGCCGGTGAGGGCAACCTGTTCACGGACGTTTGCTGCGATCAGACCAGCTTGAACAAGTTCAACTGGTTTATCAGCGAAGGTTATCTGTTGCCCCTGGTGCCTAAGCGCACCATGACTGAGCTTGACGTTAGCAACGTATCGATCACCAACGGCGACTACTCGCAGAACGAGTTGCAGAAGGCTGTCGATCAGTACGGAATCACCTATCAGTGCTGCCGCGAAATTATGGAGTATGCATCGCAGAGACGGTCATGGCTGATTTTCGCATCTGGCGTCGAACACTCCGAACACGTTGCTCAGTGCTTACAGACGTTAGGTATTCAGGCTGCTGCCGTACACGCAAAGTTGACGAAGGCTGAACGTGACGAGCGAATCACTTCGTTCAAGAATGGAACGCTGCGATGCATAGTCAACAACAACGTTCTGACGACTGGATTCGACTACCCAGGTCTCGATTTTATCGGCATCTTGCGGCCAACAACCAGCACTGGTCTGTGGGTACAGATGCTAGGTCGTGGTACACGTCCTCTCTACTTCCCTGGTTACGATCTCAGCACAAAGGAAGCTCGCCTTGCAGCAATCGCCCACAGCAGAAAACAGAACTGCCTCGTCCTCGACTTCGCCGGTAACACACGGCGTCTTGGCCCTATCAATGATCCTGTGCGGCCTAAGAAACGCGTCAAAGGCAGTACGCCAGGAGTCGCACCTATCAAGATTTGTCCGAAGTGCGGCGTTTACAACCATGCTTCCGCAACGCGATGTGAGAACCCTGCCTGCGATGCCGTCTTCGAGCGAGCCGCAAAGCTCCTTCATGAAGCCAGTCGCGCCGAACTTATCCGTGCTGATGAACCTGTATATCAGACCTTACCAGTCCAGCGGGTCTTATACACCAAACAGAACTTGAAGGGTAGACCGCCTGCATTGAAGGTTAGCTACTTCTGCGGCATGGATCACGTAACAGAGATGCAGTTCTTCGAGAACAAAGGATCGTTCGCTCGCACTTCTGCGCGTCGTTGGTGGAGAGAGCGCAACGCTGGTGAACCACCAGATACGGTCGATCTCGCGTTACAGATGCAGGAGTTTCTTCGCGAGCCTAAAGCGATCAAAGTCCAGTACAACCTCAAAAATCCGAAAATCGAGGAGTACATCTGGTAATGCCGCGATCAAATGATTTGATAGGACAGAAGTTCGGTCGTTTGCAAGTAGTCTCGGTTTCGCGCATTCATAAATATAAAACTTACTTCTTTTGCGTGTGCGATTGCAACACACAAGCAACTGTTGAGAAAGCGCGATCCGAGTTAGTTGCAGGAAAAACAAGATCGTGCGGATGTTTGAGAAAAGAGATCGCAAAAGCACAACTCATTGATCTCACAGGACAACGTTTTGGTCGATTGTTTGTGAAATCTGTTTCCGCCAATCAATCGTCTAGCAGAACAAAATGGTTGTGCGTGTGTGATTGTGATCCAAAAACGACACTCGAAGTCGCAGGAAAAGAACTAAAGAACGGTGAATCGCAATCATGCGGATGTATCCGAAAAGAGCAAGCCAAACGTCTCGGTCAAAGCAATCTTGTTGATCTAATCGGCCAACGGTTTTGCAGGTTGACTGTGAAGGCTGCTTGGCAAGACGAACTTGATCATTCTTGTGCTTATTGGCTATGCGTTTGCGATTGCGATCCCACAAAGCTAAGACGCATAGCCGGTTCATCATTGATCACCGGCAAAACAAAGTCCTGCGGATGCTTGAATCGAGATACATCTACCAAACAAGTAAGAAAACTTTCAAAGAAAGAAAAAATCTCTGTGCATGAGGCTTTGGAATATATAACGCTTCAGGAAAATGCATTGAGCGAAGCTCAAATCGATCCGGCATGGAATGAACACGTTTCAAACGAGCTTCAACGTCGAAGCAATCCGTATGCAGGCGCAAAACTAGACACAACCAAACCGGCACCCTGGGAATAGCATATGAAAACTTTGCTACTAAAGCTGTGGAACTGGATCAAGCTTCGCATCGATGGTCCGCTTGAACCTGGAATTTATGTAGTTGAGGAACAAAGCCAGCTAAGCCGATTGCAGCAAGAAGACGAAGACGAGCGGTCAATGGTTCATGTCATCGATGGCAATTGGTACGTACGCATGAAGAACGGGGATGACTGCTTAGTAGGTACGGTCATTACCGGCGATTGGCTACAAGACAAATGGTTGAGATAGAGGAATTTATGAGCCAGTCACACCACACAACGACAAAGATATTGCCTCGTCACCTAACTAAAGGTTGTTTGGTATGCGGTGCTAGCAAAGGTAGCAAGTGCAAAGGCAGATACGGCCAAGCAATCGCAGGCACCCATTCAGAAAGAGCGAGAGCAACCAAGCATGAACAGAGTTTACGTACCGGTGTGTTCGAAATGCGGTCATCCGATCAACTCAAAGAAGCATAAAAGGGAGTGCAACAAATGATCAGCTTCACTATTGGTGAAACAACAATTGAATGCAACGATGCCGAGTATGCAATCAAAATCCTCGCTGACCAAATAGCGAGCCTGGAAGAGCGATTGACAAAGCTTGAACCTAAGCAGCAAGAGCTAGACCTTTGGTTTGGTTGCAACTGTGTTCAGCCTTGGCTTGCAATGGGCAACCCTAACTGCCTGCGATGCGGCAAAGCCAATCGAGTCAAGGAATGAATCTTTGGGACCGTCAATACGAGAGTGAAGCGATGAAGAAGTGGACCGAAGAAGACAAACTAAAGTCGTGTGCTCGGTGTAACAGTACGAATGATGAAGGACATGCTTTGTGCTTTCATTGCCGCGATTGCGGATATATGCAATGTTGCGCTGAAGCTTACGTAAAGAAGGATAAGAATGGCTCCTCGAAAGCCTAAATCGATCAAACCGCTGTTCGTCAACCATCTGCTTGAGGCTGTAAAGTTCGTCAGCCATGCGCAGAAGAGCAAGGGTGACGAGATGGCGACACACAGCACCATCCGCTACGGCAACATCCTTGCATTCGACCGTACCGTGGCGGCTGGCGCTCGCGTGATCGAGGAAGACCTTGACTGCTGCCCACAGACTGAACGGCTCCTGCTGGCGCTAGAACGCTGCGCAGAAGAGCACACAATCATTCAGCAGCCTGATAGCCTCTTTGTGCGCTCAGGCGAGTTCTCAGCCTATGTACCCCTCTGCGATGCCTCCAAGCTCACCATACCCATTCCTGATCCTCCGGTAGCGCCTCTTGGTGACGAGTTCAGGGCCGCGCTCAAGGCGACGAGCGTCCTGGTCAAGGAAAACGCTCCTACGGTGCTTCAGAGCTGCATCCAGATAGGCGCATACTCGGCCTGCTCCACCAACGGAACCGTCATCATCGAGGCTTGGCACCCCTACGACATGCCTCCGGGCGGTTTCCTGATCCCCAAAGCCTTCGCAGAGTCCGTCCTGAAGATCAGGAAGGGTATCAAGTCTTTCGGCTTCTCGATGCCGACGATGCCCGGTCTTGCGACGTTCACGATCCACTTTGACGACGCGAGCTGGCTGCGCACCAATCTCTACAAAGAGAAGATTCCTAATATGCTCTCGAAGCTGGTGTCCTGCTCGCTCGCTCCAGCTCCCTTCCCTGTGGGCTTCTTTACCCAGGTGGAGCAGATTGCGAAGTGGTCAGAGGATGGCCGTGTATACATCAACGACAAAACGATCTCGTCTCATCCTCCAACCATCGAACGTAGCGGCAGCGTGTTGACATATCCAATCGAAGACATGATCAACGCGAGCTATCCAATCGCGGCACTCAAACTGATCTCGAAGCTCGCGACACACTACAACGATATTGCTGCCGACAAGATCACGATGTTCTTCGGTCACAACTTGCGCGGTGCGATTGCTCGCGAACCGATTGAAACCAAACACGTCGTTGATCCTAATAAGCCACTGTGCGCAGATTGTCCGAAACGCACCAACCCTAACGAGATTTGCGATTGCGACATACCGTTTTAGGAGAGAGACATTGATCAGTATCCGCGATGATGGCTATAAAGCCCTACAGGACGTAGCAAGAGAGCTTCAGCGCTTGTTGAATCATGTACCTGCAAATCAGAGAGCGCGAACCATGCGTTGCTACGCTCGCGTCAATGACGTTCTTGCAGGCGCGGACGATCTAATGCGCGAACAGCCAACACAACGTCCACGCATAGCTCAATTCAACGATGTGCCACCTAAAGGATGGACAGGACCAGCTAACAAATGAAGATCACTTCGATAATGACTCGCACTGCTATTCGGTTCATAAAACCGCTAGGAACTAATCAGGCGGTACGCACACCAATCTACATTGCCCGTCGATGCTGGCATGGTAGGGACGCATTGATGTTGCGAGAGGATCAGACGCTTGGCCGGGTCTACTCCGATGGATTTTGCTATGCCGACTTCATTCCAACCTTCAGCGATCTGGTTGCTGCTGATTGGTTCATCGTAACGGAACTTGGTAAATGAGCGATCTCTTTTTCTTCAAAGAAGACTATCTAGTACGCAAGCCAAAACAGAAAGCTTGGAAGCCCAAGGAGGATCGCTTTCAGGACGCGTTTTCGTTTACGTACACTGATGCGTTGGTGGTCGAATGCCCTGAATACGAGCTTGGTCCGCTCGTTGGAACGACAGCGAAGTACGACGTTGAGTGCTATCCAAACTTCTTCTATATCGCATTCCTGCTTGAGAACGGCAAGTACATAACCTTCACCCAAGACGAACACAACAAGCTCAACATCCCTAAGCTCGAATGGGTATTGAACAACTTCTGTCTCGTAGGCTACTACAGCAAGCTCTACGACATGCTGATGGTGATGTACTCGCTACAGAATGTGACGTGCGCTGCGCTGCACAAAGCATCGTTAGAGATCATCGGTGGTATGCGCACTTACGCTTTCGAAAAGAAGTACAAGCTAAAAGCTGCACCGCGCAATCATATCGATCTGATCGAGGTTGCACCGTTACGCGGCGCATTGAAGCTCTACGCTGGTCGACTACACACGCGACGAATGCAAGATTTGCCGTTCGATCCTCTAAAAGCTCTGAACACAGATCAAAAGCTTCAGCTCACGATCTATTGCTGCAATGACCTTGTGAACACTGAGCTGCTGTTCAAAGAGCTGGAACCGCAATTGCTTTTGCGATTGCAGATGAGCAAACAGTATCAGGTTGATCTTCGTTCAAAGTCCGATGCCCAGGTTGCTGAGGCTGTGATTACGAGCGAGCTGAATAAGCTGAACGGCACCCTTGGTAAGCGACCTGAGATCAGCCCCGGCGAAGCGTACCGATACAGAGTGCCTTCGTTTGTGGGCTACAGAACGCCAGTGTTGCAGAACATGCTCGATGTCGTTCGCAATGCAGAGTTCGTTGTCGACGGCGAAGGCTACATCGACATGCCTGAGTCCATTGCGACTCTGAAGCTGAATGTTGGCGGCTGCACCTATGCAATGGGCATCGGTGGTTTGCACAGCACGGAGAAGACTGTCGCGCATTATGCTGATGAGAACACGCTGCTATTGGACCGTGACGTTGTTTCCTACTATCCGTCGATCATCCTGAATCAGAAGCTCTATCCTCGTCACCTGGGAACTTCCTTCCTGACGGTCTACAAAAGCATCGTGGATCGCCGCATCACGGCCAAGGATCGAGCTGCCGAGATCGAGGATTCGTTGAAGCCTCTGAGCAAGATCGCTCAGCCTTCGATGGTCGAAAAAGCGCTGATAAAGAACCTTAGTGAAGAAAGAAAGACATGCAAAACCCAAGCCGACTCTCTGAAAATCACCATCAACGGTTCGTTCGGCAAACTCGGTTCGAAGTGGTCTGTGCTCTACGCTCCAGACCTGATGTTGCAAGTCACGATCACCGGCCAACTGTGCCTGCTGATGTTGATCGAGATGATCGAAGACTTGGGTATTCCAGTCATCAGCGCCAACACCGATGGTGTGCTCATAAAGTGCCCCAAATCGCGCTACAGCGAGCTAGAGGAGCGTATCAAGTGGTGGGAGCAGATAACCAGCTTCAAGACTGAAGAGACGCGCTACAGGGCCATCTACAGCCGCGATGTGAACAACTATATTGCCCACAAGGACAAGCCCGGTGATCCCTCGGCTCGTTTCCTCGATCAGAAGCTAGGCTTCAAAACCAAAGGCAAGTACTGCGAGCGCGGCTCAGCGGGTGACAGCGTTCTATCGAAGAATCCCGAGTACCTGATTTGCATGGATGCTGTTCTCGCGATGCTTGCGAATGGTACGCCTATCGAGCAGACTGTGCGCGAGTGCCGCGATATGACGCGCTTCGCCGTTGTTCGAAATGTGCAATCTCCAGGTGGAGCACAGAAGAGCGGTGTGCATCTCGGTAAGGTGATTCGCTGGTACTACTCAACAGAGATGAAAGGTGAGATCAACCGCGCCACTAAAGGCGACAAGATACCTGACAGCGATGGTGCGCGGCCTATGATGGAGCTGCCGGCCGTTTTTCCATCCGATGTCGATTACCAGAGATACATAGACGGAGCCATGAATATTCTCTACAAGATCGGCCACACGCCAGAGCCGCCTAAGACGGTTGAGCTGGCACTGTTCGAAGAACCACAGGTTGTTCGTCGCGGTGTCTTCTTTGAAGAATCCCAGGTTGCATAGTTTTCGAACTGAGGATATGCTTTCGCTGTCCCTACTTACATAAAGAAAGAGCAGTTGTGGGCAAAATCATGCGTTTTGTTACCTTTTTCCTGCGAAATTGGATGTCTCACCGAAAATGTTCAAGCTGTAATAGTCGCCCAGGCTCCAACAAAAGTTGTAGAGAGTGCCAAGACCTAGACGACTTTCGAGCAAAGATGTCCTTCTAGCTTTCTTGAACTACTAGCGTCGGCACCTGCAACCAATATGTCGACTGAGCTAGACCTGGATCAATAAAGGTGATCGTGTCTCCGCTCTTAGTTACGGTGCAGTTCACAGACACAGGGAACGTATCGCTAGCATCGACGGCTGACATCGCGTATCCGCTGATGGTCGCAACAGGATTGACCCATCCACTACCACCGTTGATGATCGTTACCGAATTGACGTTGAAGTATTCCCTTCCAAGTGTTCCGTTCGGCAAGCTCTCTGGTGGGTAGCGCGACGTTACGAGATTGAACTGTGCGTTGTGAGGATCGCCGGAACCTGGGTCTCCAATCACTCCTGTAAATCCACTGTTGGGAATCGATTCGTAATCACCAAGATTGACTGAGCCGTTTATGAAATCCTGATCTCGCGAGTAGTAGCGATCATCGTAGTTCACAGCCTTGACCGTATATTGCATTCCGTCTTCAGGGTCTTTTTCTGACAACAAGAATGCCTTCGCGACGTTGCTGCTGGTCGTCTGATCGACAATCCAATATGTTGTCGCCGCGTACTTGTCAGGATCGAGAACGAGCGGAACGATAGGAGCGCGTTGAAGATTGAGCGCCATCGATCTACTCTTTCCTTCATCGGTAGTGGTGATCGTTCCTGCTTGAGCTGTAACGACTATGCTGTCGACCGCACCATCGTAACGCTGAAGAAAGATGATGTAGTTGTGGCCACCGATAACATCAAAGTTCTGCGACAAGAATAGAGTCAAGCCTGACTGTCCAGTGATTTGACCATCCTGTGTGTCAGCGCGAGTATTGTCGGCGACTAGAATGCGATCCTGCAAAACAAGCAACGCAGCTTCCTGAGTCGATTTGAAGTCAACAGCAGTGTTCTGATAGATCAGCTTGTTATAAAGACGCCAGCCGAGCATCCATGCTTGCACACGATTCCGAATCCCCACAGAGGTTATCTTTTTAGGATTGACTGCGCTTTGATCGGGTGGAAAGTGCAGCGTCACCGTGGTATCGAGATCAGGATAATTCGGAGCAAACGGATCGATGTAATCCAACTCGATTCCGTCATAATCGTTTGTCTTGCCGAACGTGATCGTGCGCGTCTCGCTGCCTGGAATTTTGTTGCGATGGTTGAAAAGGAGAACGCTGTTTGCAGTCTGCCGCTCGAATGAAACAGACATCACGCTCCCGCGTCGAAACGCAGTGCAGAACGTCGCCTGTGTAACGTCAGCAACAGACTCCTCGAAAGAGACTTGAGCATCGTCAAACGTGTAGCAAAACTCGGTGCATAGAGATGTGCCGAAATAGCTCTGCACTGATCCAGATGGACCAAGCACTGAGTACAGCTCTGCAACGTCGATCTCGGCCAAGGTTCTATTTCCGATATATGGTTCGGTTGCGAGATACATCAAAATGTCGGCAGCGTTCTTCGTTGCAATCGGTGCGCTCGCTGATCCACTCGCATACGACGGCAGCAAACGTGTCACTTGAAGATTTAGCTTGCGAGCCTTCACCGACAATGCGCTCGCGGTCGCATAGGTCAACGTCTGGATCGTTGTCACGTTGCCAAAGTTACTGACTGCTATAGGCGACACGGCATATAAGTCTCTCCACTGAACCTGATCGTTGACAGTTCCGTCGAAGTCTTTATCTGAAGCCGTAAGTCTGATGGCGCTTATTTGGCAGACACCAGCAACAGAACCGTTAGCTCTTGTGGGCAGCTTGCACTTGACCGTCACGCCTCGCTGACTCTGCAAAACTGCTGAGCCTACCAGCGTTCCAGTGAACGCGATGATATCGCCAACAGGCTGATAGCTCGCATTCAAAGCCTGCAATTCGATCTGAACATCTACATCGATTGGATATTGATTGCCGCTCTCGTTGCTAATCTTGAAGAGACCGTTTGGCGCTACGAAGTTGCACCAAACCTCAGTCATAGAGCCAACATTCAAGATGAATGGGCCGACGTGCCTGTCGTTCAAGTCCACAAGAACAGGACTGCCGTATGTGCTTGCAGCGCCAGTGAAGGATGCCAACGCTGCCCATCCTGCGGACACCGAGCTAGGATTCGCGAGAGTGAGAGAGTTGGTTGTTACAGCAAGCAAAGTGTAATCGCCAACAACACTGACGTTCGGATGAACGTGACCAGGATCAGCAGCATCGCCGTATACCAAACTAACGGTGTCACCAACAGCATAGTAGGCATTGAAGTCTATTGTGCCGTCGTTCGTCTCGACTGTTCCTGCTGCCGTTACACGAATGTTGTCCTTGCCCGTAAGATTACTGGCGTTTGGAGCACGTAACACTTGACCGTTGACACAGTTCGATGGCTGAATGTTTACGATTTGCGTGTTGATTGGATCTCCGACAGCCAACTGCGGAGCGTTGCCGGAGTTTGGCGATGTATTGGGGCCATAGATCGCAAAGCTTGAACCGTCGATCTCCTGAAGTGGAGTTGTATCGTCCTTCACGTCCCATACCACAGTCGGATCATCAACCGATGTCGAATGAGTTTGCTCGATCTGATAGCTTCCCTTTCCGATGCAGCCGTAGAAGTGTTCAACCTCTTGGTTGTTGATGAAATACTTGTACGGCACGGCGATCAAGTCAGGCGTAGAGCGTACTGTACCCACAATGTCAGGAATGCGCTCGTTCGGCCTATTTGTGTTCTGACGATCAGAGAGCGAGTTGTTTGGAGAAGGCTGCTGGTTGTTCTGATTGAGCTTCGTGTTCGGCCTGATAAGGAAGGAGATGCCGATAGCGACCGCTGCAAGTACGACCGCAACGATGATTGCGATGACTTCGAAGCCTTCTGGATACAGGACAACGTAGACATTGCCATTCAGTTTGCCGAGGGCTTCGATCTCATGCTCGTTCTTTGGCGTCACATCGCACGACTGAGCGACAGACCGGTGATAGATGCGAGCTGTCTTTGGAAACACAGGCCATTTGCTCTGAAACAGAGCGTGAATGTCTTCAACGTTATCGAACACTTCTCCAGCTTCAAGCTCAAGCGGATTATTGAAAATCGTTACGGTCGTCACTTATACCACCTGATTGTCTTGAATGCCCTCATCGCTATGCGAGGGGTCTGGTACTCCGGCATCTGATTCGTTGGAAGGTGAAGGATTCGGCCAAGGTAGAACACACCAATGTGCGGCTCCTGCCGAGGACGCTCCATCAGCGCGATACAGGGGCTTGTAGGCGCTTCCAGGCGCGAGAACATCCTTGCGCCCTTCAGACTGATCCTGCGCTGCGTAAAGCGCCCCTGTAGCCCAGGCATACGCTCACGCAAATCCTCTCCTGTCAGGTATAGCCACGCCTCAACTGCGAAGTTCCAGCAGTTGTACTCTGGCGTAGATACACGGTTCAAGAGATGATCAATGCTCTGCATCAGAAGCCTCGAAGCGGAGTAAACCGCGAGAGATCGTAAAGCTCTCCTGTGCGGCTGTTGTTGAGGTTTGGAGCGTCGGCCTGGAAGGTTGCACCTTCACCATTGAATGCGATATTGCTGATGACGAATCGCGTCGGACCTTCGACCATACTGAGATCATCGCTCCTGAAAGTGCGATAGACCAGCGTCGGTTTGATCACAAACGAGCCTGCATTGCTGCAACGATCCATCTCTGTAGGCAACAGTTGGCCGAGATCGCCAAGCGTCACCTTCATGGATTGATCGAGATCGTTGTCGGAACCAGTTGGAGTAATCTGCAATGGATAGTAGTCAAAGAACTGAGTACTGCCGTCTTCGAGATGCAGAGCAACACCGCTGACTGCATTGCTCACGACGCGATACGTCTGCGTGAAGCTAGGGTGCGATATCTCGCACGTCTCTAGTTGCACAACAGTCGAATTGCTATTCAGGTAATACTCGCTAAGGGCACTCATGGTTTATGCATTCTGGCTGATGAAGCCTGCGACAGTCGGACCGTAGACAGAACCGAAATAGGCAATGGTGGGATGAACACCATCGCTGATTGTGGTCCTGTTGATGTCATTCATTCCGAGCCTTTTGAACATGCTCAGATACGGAACCGCAAACGATTCGCAGACAGCTTGAATAGCTGCATCGTTGGCCGCAATTGTCGCCTTGGTTCCGTAGGTAGTCCAAGCAGGACCGACAACGAGAATGCGCATCGACTTGTTTGCAGTGATGAGCGAAGTAAGCGCATTCTTGACTGTGCCATATATCGTTTGCGCTGTTACGTCGTCAGCAGCAGTGCCTAGTGCAGTGGTGTAGTCGTTCGTACCGAGCGGCACAACCATGATGTCAAGGGCAGCTAGGTTCTGAGCTAACGTTTGGCCTAGAACGCAACCGAAAGTATGTTCATCGTTTGCACCAGCAGAGCCGGTCACACCGTTGGTGTCGCACGTTCCTGTGCCAGCTCCACCGCCGTAGTGCGAGAAGATACCATGTACTGTGTCACCAGTGGTTGCGACCGAATCAACGCCCCACTTGCGACCGGCGATAGCATCTTGAAACGTCTGGTTGATCTGCAAACGCTGCGAAACAACATTCTGCCAAGTCTGAAGGAATGCCTCGCGGCCTGAATAGCTGTCGCCAAATACGCCCCACTTCTTAGCCGACGAGGGCAGCTTTTGATAGAGCAAATCGGTATCAGACTGAAGCAGATACTTGCTCGTTTTGTACGATGCTGGAATTGCTGTGCCCTCGTAAATACCGAGAACAGCCTTGTTCGGCACATCAGCATTGGCGAACTGCAACCGTGCGTAATATGCCCCTGTGGGCACTGCGATAGGCGTGTTCGCTGCGACAATAACGCTCGCACCAGAGAGCCAGCTCTGATCAGCTTTGTAGAACGCATAGCCGAAGCCAGAGCCGTTTGTTTGAACATGCGATGCAACAATGTTTGGCATTCCCAGGACTGGCATGAAGTCAGTCGTGAAGTAGGTATTTACACCGGACGATACAAGCCCGTTGCCACTGACCAATGCGCCCACAGAGGTTCGCGTTGCATCGAACAGGTTGATTTTGTTGTTAGCTGTCTGACGCGCCGTGATCGCACCGCTCGCGACTTGTGAAGCGATAGATGCAGACACCGTTGCAACATCTGTGCTGTTGGCATAGCCGTAAGGCTTGTATGTCGCAACTGCTGTACCAAGATTGAACATCAAACCAGCGACATCCTGAACAGGTGCGCCAGCAGCGTTTGTCGCATTCGCAACCATGAAGCGCATATACGCAGTTCCAGCCGGAGGAGTCGTAGCAGTGCCAGCAACTACAGTTGCCGCATTGATCGAGATGAAAGTGAAATAAGCATCATAGTAAGCTTGACCAGCATTCACAGCACCGTAGAGATCGCGGTTGCAAATCCATTGGGATGTGCCCACAGGAATGTAATCGGATGTCGTAAATCCGTTCTGATTTGCGGTAGTGCCGTTTGCAATAAGCTGTTTGTTCACCTGCGCGGCAGCAGGGTTATAGAGCTGCTTCCCAGGCTCGAAGAACTTCGATGCTACCGAAGCCGAAGCGAGACCGAGCTGAGCCTTGCTGACTTCACCAGGAATGCCTTGTGCTCCTGTGTCGCCTTTGGCCATCGTCGCAGCAACCTTGCGAAGCGTCATCGCAGTGCCGCCATTGCGCAAAACAACATCAGGGTCAGTCGATGCACCGTTGATGATCTTGCCCATGTTGTTTGCATCAATGCCAGCGTTGACAAGATCGGAGAGTGTAATAGGGCTTCCCATTAGGCGTTATCCTTTTATAGGTTTGAAGATAAGGTTGTGTTGACAAACGTTCCAAGAGCACTCAACAGGTTCAACGGATTACCAAGAGCGAACATATCGACAATGCTCTGGTCATATGCTGGATTCGGAGGATTGGGCACAACGTTCAACGTCGCACCGAGAACATAAGTCTGTCCTTGTTGGGATATAAGCCGCCAACTTCCAGGTTCAACCGTCACAACGTAGAATTGCGGTTGCGACGTGTCTAAGATCAGCTTGGCAAGGATTCTCTTCGCTCCGTATCCGTTAGCACGATACAAAGCTTGCAAATATTCAAAGTTTGGGCTGTCTGTAGTCCACTGAACGTTCACCTGTGAAACAGCACCTAGTTGTGTTGCGCGAATACGAGGAGCACCGCCATCCAACTTTGTCGATACAACAGGCGATGAGTTGGCACCGCTATAACCACTCGAATCAGGAAGCAAGGTTATAGCATCGTATGCACCCGATACAGTTACATCGTCAACCTGAGTACCGCCTGCCGTTTGGTTGAACAAGGCAATATCGACCACGAAATAAGCTGCGTTAGATGGTGCAATTCCGCTAACGAACGATTGCATCCAACCAGCGACCGTTTGATAGTTGCCGTCGAACGTTGCTATGTAATTATTATTTGAATCAATGAAATTTATTCGACAACCAGCAGCACCGCCGCCACTCGACTGCGGTGTGCTTTGATATACCCATGCGCTTGCAGAAACAAGTTGCCCAGGCGCGCAAAGAAATCTCGCGTTGTTTGTGATAGCTGAGGTTGGCACAGACGGATGCGCACCATGCCATGCTTGCCAAGTTCCTACCGAGCCAGGACGTATACCAAACGGAGACGGAGGAGACTGAACAATCTGCCAAACATCTTGCTTATTCCATCCGGTATCGCCTTGCTCGAATCCAGGGTTGTACAGGTTCGCCATTAGCGTTGCCGCCTTGCTGTGGTGCTAGTACGTAGCGCCTTCGATGTTTTGGAGTTTGGATTGTTGACGGCATTTGCAACGGCCAAATCGCTATGCTGACTTACAGCTTGCTCAGCAGCATCCTGCGCAATGATTCTCATCTCAGAAGCACCAATCTGAACCTTCTGGAACTTGACACCTGACGTGTGATCCTCGATAACGACCTTCATCTGCGGTGAGCTGCCCACAGAGCCGGAACGCGTCTGCTGAACCGTCTGACCCTTCTGTGCTCCACCGCTGTTGATCGCGTGAAGGAGATCGAGGTTCTTTGACGTGGCAGCAGCATTGACGACGTACTCGCCGTGCGACAGAAGCCTCAAATTCGAATCCGAACGGCCTGTACCTGCGCCGACGATCAAGCCGCCGTCCTTGTGGCCTGCAATGCCGATTCCGCTTAGCGCAGCGACCGTCTCAGAGATCGCGGTGGTAGCGATTATGCCTGCGCTTGCCGGTCCTGCATTAGCGCCAAGGGTTGCCAAGCTGACGAGCGATGCAGCCGGTGCCCAGGCCGCTGCCGTGGTCGCTGCTGCCGCTGTGTTGCTGGTGGTCTCAGTCTCGCCAAAGATGGCCGTCACAGCCTTCAGGACAAGCATCTGTAGGCCAACCTTGATCAGACCGCTGATGAGCTGGCTGATGGCGTTCCGAGCCACATCCTTGAAGGCATCTCCCAGGTTGTCAGCGTAGACAATAGCGCGACCGATGCTGTCTGCTATGCCGTCCGCAATCGTCTTGAAGGTATCGGAGTACACCTGCTTGATCTGTTTCGCTGCTGTGGTGAAGTTGCTCACGTAGTCAGCCAGCGCACCAGCAAACGGAGACTTCTGCGAGGTCGCTTGACCATTCGCGAGGTTAGAGTCATTGATCTGATTGTTGATTCGCGCAAGCTGACTCTGTTTTGCCATGTTCGACAACTCAGTAGTCGCGGCGTTGTTGACTGCAACCTTCTGCGCAGCTAGCTTTTGCAACGATCCGGTTGTCTGATCGTACAAGTCACGGCTTGCAGCTTCGATGAGGTTGCGCTGTGCAAGCAATGTCAGAGTTGTGCGTAGCTGAGCTTCTTCCTGGGTGCTGAGCGTAATGCCTTGCTGCCGAAGCTGATTCTCGACTTGCTGAATCTCTTGACTGACCTGCAAGGCAATACCGTACTGACCATAAAGCTCAGTTTGTTGTTCTAAGCCACGCGAATATTCAAACAACGGTTGTGTTGCGTCCGTGTAGCTTTGAGTAGCCTTAGCAACGGCCTGAGCGATGCGGCTTTGCAGTTCAGGATGATCAGCAGCAACCTGATCAGCAGCAGTAATGAAGTCGTTATAGTTCTTCTGAACGTTGTTTGCTTGATCGTAAACGCTGTTCAGAGCACGTTGCTTATCGACGTTGTGCTGAATGTAATCAGCAGTGATCGTCAGAAGATCGATCTGATCGTCAGACAACGTGATGTGTTTCTTCTGTGCTTCCTGAAAGATTCGATCAAGCTCAGTTGTTTCTTTTAGAGCCTCGCCATACTTGGTCAGAGCAGACGCCTGATCAGCCAACTTCTGAATGGCTTCATCGCCAAAGGTTTGATCAGCGATCTGATTGCGGAACGGCAACTCTTTCGCCTGAAGCTTGCTTGCATTCAGCGGGTTGATGCTTGACTCTTTGCCCACAAGAAAGTTCAAGTCTTGTTGAGGCGTCGCCTTCTTTCCAGTGCTCTGAAGGATGCTGGTCTGGTACTTGGTGAACTCAGCTTCGAGGTTCTTCCACTCAGCAGCAGCAAGCTTGGTCTCAGCTCGCATCGAAGACGTTTGATCGCGCAGAGCGTCGACAGCCTTGTTCTTGCCGATGTTATCCATCGTAAGATCGAGACCGCGCAATTCTTGCTGCGCCAACTGCACTGACTTGCCAAGCAGGGTTAGATTAGCAGTCTGATCTTTCAGACCGTTGTATTGCACTGCTGAACCGTACGGAGTCGACGCAAGGCTGGTGCCCTGTTGCTTGAATTTATCCTGAATCTTCTGACGAGCGTTATACTCTGCGTTCAGAGTGGTGATGGTCGCTTGGATTGCTTTGCGCTCTTCTTCATATGCGGTGACTGTTGCCGCCTGAGCCGCCTTAGAATCTTTGTTTCCCGCTGCGACATCGAGTGCGGATGTCGCCTTGGAACGCGCTTCATCGATTTTTTCAAAGGCTGATCGTATCGAGGCTTCGACATCGTTCGTAGTTCCTTGTCCTGTGATTACCGATTGAACGAATCCAATGCGGTTCTTTGATAGAAGCTTGTCGAGGTCGCCTTGCACACGCTGAAGAGACGTGTCGAGTCGATCAGCAGCCTGACGCGCTTCATCCAGCGCCAGTTGTGCGCCGTTACTCGTCGGCTTGTGTTCTAACCGTGAGATAGTCTGATCCAACTTGTCATTCGCTACTGCAAGCGAGTCGTTCGTCTTTCGCAGAGGAATGATCGCTTCGTCAAACGCGATGCCTATGTTGTGGGCAGAGTCGACGGCCTTACGAACAAAGTCATACAGAGCCGTGCCAGCCTCTTTCAGAATCTCGATGAATGCGACACCGCCGATGATTGGGAAAACAGCTTTCAGTGCAGGACCAAGCGAAAGCGTCTTTGTCAAGAAGTTCTCAAAGGCACGGCGCGACGATACGCCTGAAAGAACTATCGAGGCGGCACTAGCTGCTTGCAATTCGGTCAAGCCATGTATCTTGGTTCCTAGTGCTTCAGTCGCAGCAGCGTTTGCAAGCTTCGCTTCAGTGTCACGTACTTCAGCACTGATGACATCGCCCATAACCGTTGCAACCAAGCGTTGCGTCTCGGCAAACCGCTCATCTGCACTCACCAGACTCTCAGTCGCAAGACGCAACTGATCCTGTTCAACAATCTCTTCAGTGGTCAACCGTCGACGCTGATCAAACGTTTCGAGCCAGATGACGCCTTGCGCTTCGAGCGCGGCGGTCGTCTCAGCCAGGGTTGCGCCAAAGACCTGCTCTTGTTGCGTCGTTGCTTTGATCGCGGCAGTGCTCAGCTCATAGCTTGCAGCCATCTTCAATATCGATTCGCTGTATGCCTGTGCTTCAGCGATTATGCTTTCGTACTCAACAACGCCAGCAGCAACCGCTTCGTTGATCGCCTCTTGCATGGCCAACTCTTCGGCCATCGCGGCAGCAGTGTCGCTACTATTTGCAGCCATGACCGCATTTGCGTTTGCCTGTTCAGTGATCGCTGCTGCTGCTGACTTGGCACCCGCTGTCTGTTTGGCTAGAGCAGAAGCGGTAACGTTCAGTGCGCTTGCAGCAGACTTCTGACTGGTAACAAGTCCTTCGGTCTCCCGCGCCAGTGCTGACGTGCTTCCCTCGGCGCTGGTGAGCAGGGACAGGAGACCACCAAGGCCAGACGACTTCAGAGAGTCGAGCTGTGCCTTCAGGGAGCCAATTTTAGAGGCTGCTTTGTCTGCGCCGTCAGCAATTGAGATAAGCCGAGGGGCTATTTGGGGGTCTACACTATTTTGGACGACAATATCAATTGAATTGTTGCTGTCGGCCATAGTCTACACTCCTAGTCAACGAGTGTAGCGCGACTTACTAATTTTTCAGCCAAAAGAATTGACTTATCAACAAATAATTCTGCCTGGGAAGAATGACCTTCATCCAAAGCACGAATATACGGCAACGTGTTAGTTATGTGAATAGATTGATCGTTCCCACAAGTGTTGATTGTCGCGTTGGCCAACTCTAAAGCCGGAGCTATGTTCGCCTGTCGAGTCGTCTCGGTATCGCCTCGATGCGTCCATGCTTTCGCACCGTCAGTCTGTTGCATGTAACCTTCAGCAGATGGCTTGAACGCTGGTCGTGGCGCGGTCGCTGCTTCATCCAGGTTCACTTGCCAGTTCGATAAGGCAAGCCCTGTGTCGACCGGAGTTGTTTGCAGCAGGTTGAAGTTGATCGTGCTCGCAACCTGCTGCTTTAGTGTGTTGGCGCGAGCTGGAATATCGGTAGCCAACTTACGCATTTGTCTTCCGAGATCACCTAACTTACGCGCCATTGAGTTACTTCCTTTTCTTTGGAAAGTTGACTACCTGGACATTCGGCCAATAACCGTTCTTAGCTCGAAAGTTGATTGCATGTTTGCGTTCGGAGTAAGACAGCGCACCGATTGTTATGTAGAACTCATAACCACCGCTACGTCCCTTGAAGTGACGCTTCGTAACCTTCGTTTTCTTCGGCAGTCGTTTGGAACGGTCGTGTTGAAGAATCACATAGCTCTTCACAGTCTTGTTCGCTTTGAGTAGGCTTACAGCGGTTTCAACGTTCATGTTATTTGTCCTTGTTCTGCTCAACCAGCCTGTTGATGTGAGCCGTATCCATAGCTCTAATGTGGGCAAACATACACTCTGCTTGATCTTCAGTTAGATCGTAGAACTCGATATATCTAGCAATCGAACTCCAAGGTATGTAGGTCCAACCAGTTCCATGATTACGATCTCGATCCAGTTCAAACCATGCGTCGTAGTAAAGCTCCAAACCCATTCGCAACTCAGGTGCATTTTGGAACTTGTCAGGAGCCTTACCACGAACCCGCATTGCGCTGTTGCTGACGGCCTGCTGCACTGGTCCTTGTTCAAGGCTGTACAGCAGAACGTCAACTAGATTTTTGAGTCTGCGGCAATCTCCGACTCACGAAAGAGCGACATCTTCTGTGCGTTCTCTCGCAGGCTTGTGTAAAGCTCAGGAAGCGCCTTGAACAGCTTCTCAGCATTCTCCGGCGTGTACTCAACACGTTCATGCGTGTCGAACACTTCAGGTACGATCAAATCTTTCCATCCGAGCAGGATTGTGGCGATGAACACGCGCATCGTGATTGCTTCGTCAATCGCTGGATCGAGTGTGTCATTGCGAATCGCGAAGATGTGCGGTTTGGTCTCCTGCTCAACCATCTTCTGATACCGTTTGTTGTTGCGGTGCATTCGAGCGATGCGGAACGTCGGCATGGAGCCATCCTCGTTCGCGCCTCCGAACGTTACTTCGATTCCTTCTACTTCGGCCTGACGGTTTGTTGCGAATTGCTTGAATAGTGACATTGTTTTCCTCGTTCTAGATAGATACAGGGGGTATCGCTACCCCCTGCTTGGTGCATGAAGCGTTCTTACGTTAGCCCTTGTAGTTGGCCATTGCGGAGTCAGGCAAATAGTGAAACTTGTTGTAGAGCGCCGTGTAGTTCTGCGCACCAGGAGATGCGGTCTGCGTGATGTCGGCCATGATCGGTTTGTCCTTCTCAACCTTCAGTCCATTCAGACCAAGAGTGAGTAGTGGAAGATCGATCAAGAAGCCTTCGTTCTGCTTGGCGAAGATGTTGGTGAGACCGACATCAGCGTTGTTGCGAACCGCCTGCTGAGCTGCGATGTCATCGAAGTAGCAGGTGAGTGTGCCTGATACGTCGAAGTTGCCCACAGTGCCCTCGAAGCCGCCGACGACTCCGATTGCCTTGTTGACCGAAGCGTTATTGTTGATGGTCAACTTCTCGTCGGTCGCGTAACCGAAGAGCGGTGCCTGGGTGGTTGCAGCGGTGTTGATGATGTAGAGCAACATCGCATATACGTCCTGCGAAGTGTTGTAGGCAGTCTCACGCGAAAGAGCCGAGTACGTTCCAGGCAGGCTTGCGGTGTACTGCTGAGCCGTGTCCATAGCAACGAAGCTCATATCGCAATCGAGCTTGCTGTTGGACGCCATATTGAGAGTGAACTGATCAGGAATTGCACCAGACACAGACTCAAGATTGTCTTGGTTGCCGACACCCTTGCCCAGATAGCGTTGCAGAGTGTACGTCCGACGAATGATGTCTGCCACAGCAGGCTCGTTGCGAATGACCGTGCCAAAGAACAAGCTAACGTAAGCAGAGGCACCAATCGCAATCGATCCATCACCTGTGCCGCTCAGCGCCCATGCATCCGAACCAATTGAGATGTCAAAGGTGAGCTGAGTTGCAGTGATCGAACCAATGCGGCAGAAGCCACGGCAGCGCACGTTGCCAGTTCCGATGAAGTTGAACTCGGTCGCTCCGGTATCCGCGAGCGAATCAGTGCTGTCACCCAGGTAAACCCATTCGCCAGGGATCAGGCCGAGAGTTGTGAAGTTCAGCGTTGCGGACGAAAGGAACGGCTGAATCACCGGGCCACCGCCGAACGTAGAACCAGGGCCATAGAGCTTGACATCGCCGCTCAGGGCAAAGCCGACAACGCGGAGCCTTGCAGTGGACGGAGGGGCCGGCTCATCGACCAGGGCATGAGCAGGTTTGTTGGCAAGGTGACTCACCGCTGTAACCTTCGCAGCAGTTGAGATCGTTACGCGAGACAGTGTGTTGTTCGCGTTCTTGCCGAAGCCTTCGCTCTTGACGATGGCACCCACAAGGGGCGTCAGACCGTTTGCAGCGTTGAAGTTCTGAATCGTTGGCCCTGATGTCGCCAGAACGCTTGTGACCGGCACCTGAGTGCCATTCAAAGGCTGCGTAGCGAACTTCTCACGCGCAGTCGAGAAGAAGAAGCCTTGCAGCAGACGAGTGATCTGATTCTGAACGAAATCGAGGTTGAAGCCTGCGCTTACGTCGAGATCGGTGACAGTTCCCTTCGCTCGCTGACGAGATGCGTTGATGGGTTCGCGTGGTGTGGTTTTGAGGTCGCCGCCGAAACTCGCGTAGGTATTAGGCTCCAGTGGATACCATACCGGCGTGGTTGGAAGCACCTTCAGGCTTGCTTCCTCAGCGTAGGTTAGATTTGTCTTATTGCTGTCAATCGTTGCTGGCATGGTAAAGCCCTCACTTAGTTGTTCTGTAGGTGCAGGTGATAACTACGTTCACTTGGTTCTTTGTTTCATTTCCGGCAACGGGAGAAACCCTCTGCCCCCGAAACCAAACTTCGCCTGACGTTGAAGGTGTGCAGAACGCATTCCTCACTACGTCAGCCATCTGCTTTGCGGTGCGTAATGCGCTCGCCTTCTTCTTCGGCGCATAAATCTGCATCGCAAACAATCCGTCTTCCTCGTACGTGCTCACACCCTGATAGCGGCTCAGTGATGCTTGCTCTGCGGTAACGACACTGAAACTGCACCGCGCATAAATCTCATCAACGTCTGCTGGTGGAACAGGGCTATCGGGAAAATAGAGCTTCGGTTGATAGTGCAATCCGCTGCCGTCTATAGACGACACCCATGCCCTGTTTGCGATACCGTAAATCTCGTCTTCGGCTTGTAGATAGGTGATGCTCACGACTTGAACACCAACTTCCAGAGGATGATTTGACCGTTCGGTGCAAGCTTCGTTGCAGACTTCAAAGCCATCTTCGTTCCATCGCCGCGAACAATTGTGTCGTCAGCTTTCGGTGTGAAGCCCACAGATGCCATCAACGCTTTCTGGCTACCTTCTTCAACCGGCGAACCACTCAACAACTGAAAGAAAGGATTGCCGCTATTGATGGTGAACAATACCGAAACATCGTGCGTATCAGGCACACCTTCTGTCTGAATCCAAGGGGTGTCAGGACCGGACGTTGGCGCACCAGCAATAACGCACTGACAAAGCTCTCCGTTCTCCTCAATCAACCGCTGCGCCAGCGCAACTTGACGATCAAACCGACCCATTACACCCTCACCGTTCGAAGTGAGAATGAGCCGCCGCCTCGAATAAGCAAATCACGAAGCAACGCATTCACAGCAGGCATTGTCGGTGTTGCAAGCGTTCCAAGCGTCTCAGAATAAGTTGTCTCGATGACATCAACCTTCTCTCGCGTAACAAACTTGCCGCCATCGCCACCAGCAGTTGTAGGCATCAATTCGATACCTTTCGATTGCTCAATGACGAGCTGGCACTGAGCTTTAGCGAGCTTGTCAGACATAACATAGTCTGTTGCTGAGTTGCTTACTTTGCGCGGCCAAGCAAGCGCCTGAGTCGTTGTTGCAGGTATGAAGATGTACGACAGAGATTCGAGGTAATCGGTAGCTAGGACAAGCCAAGGCTCAACAGGATCAACCTCGCCTTGAACATCAGGAAGGGCAATACCGCGATCACTTGCATACTGACGCGCTCCTGCGGCGTCTACATAAGCATTTGCGTTCGGTTTGCCCGTTCCGTCCTCGACTACGATTGGCATTACTTCTCCTCAACCTCATCTTCGGTTGCAACATCGCTCTGACCTTCGTTCGCAGCAGGAGCAGGCACAGGCGTCAAAGTAACAGATGCGTTGAACTGCTGAGTCTCGATGTGCTGATTGGTACGAAATTCAGTCATGGCCGCTTCTGCTGATGCTTTGTCAGAATACTGAGCAGGAACGTGAACACCTGCTACACCGTCACACTCTTCTGCTGGATCGTCAGCTTTGACGTTGTTCAGGTTGCGGAACTGGACACCAGACAGCGAAGCGACAACCTGACGGTCGTAATTGCTTGGCTGCGATCCATCGATAAAGTAAAGAATCTTTGGCATAATGACTCCTGAAGAAGAGGGGTATCGCTACCCCTCTTTCATCGGTTGATTAGGCGTTCTGCTTCCAGACCGGTGTAGCCGTGGTGGGCTTCGCAGGGCCGTTGGCCGCAGCGACCAGAGCCGCCTTCTTCGCAGGATCGGTCTCAGCGTCAATCGCGTCCTGTGCCTGCTTTGCAGCAAGCGCAGCAGCGGTATCAGCGTCCTGCTGACGCTCAAGCTCCTCGTCGGAAAGCTCAACCTCAACACCATTCTCCGCGTCGATTGCATCAGCCTTTTCGAGATCGTTCTGAGCAGCCTCAGCAGGCGTCAGAGGAGCAGGAGCCTGCACCTGTTTCACAACCCTGGACTCGCGCAGAATACGCTCTGCAACTCGCCGGTTGTTGTCGTTGTAGCCGAAAGGATGTTCAGTATCGTCCATCGGTTCAGGCTTTTTGAAAGGATCAGCCTGGGGTGGGACCGTAGATTTGGTCTTCGCCTGAGCCTCTGCCTTCTCATTGTTATTGCGAGCAACGTTGTGCGCTGCAAGAAGTTCCTGTTGGGTGGGCTTTGCCATGTCGTTTCCTCGTAGTGCAGAAGATGAAGTAAGGGCGATCCTTTACGAGCAATCGCCCACAGGTGTTATCCGTTGGTGCGGAGGAAGGTCATCGGAACCAGCTTGCGGGTTACGACACGCGCCCAATTAGCAGCGAGCGTGAGGTTCGCGTTCGTGGCGTTGGTTCCAGCGCTTACAGTGTTGTTCGTGAACTGGTAGCCGAAGGGATGGATGATCCACCGCTTACGCTCACCAATCGACTGAACACCTGCACCGTTGCCCTTCAGCGGCTCACTGAGGACTTCAGTGGGAAGCTTGGAAGGAACGCCTTCAGCGTATCCGATTGCACCCTTCCCGAACAGAATCGACGTATAGACGAATCCGTTGGTAGCTCCGGCGACCACCGGCATACCGTCATCAACGATGACCTGTTTGCCCATGAAGATGCCGATAGCAGGCTCGTTCTCGGACGGCTTGAAATACTGGATCATGTTGTTCTTGACCATCTGCGCTTCGACCACCGAATGAACGGCGACCGCAACGATCTGATCAGCAGCATCACCCATCGTGTACAGAGCGTTGACGAAAGCGGTTCCAGACATCAGGTTTGCAGAGGTTGCCGACAAACCAGCAGGAATCGACACGTCAACAACCATGTCGCCAGCATTCTGTGCAACGTTGGCGTTGTACAGACCCTTGCAGAGAGCGAGCAAACGCTTCTGCCACTGACGAGTCCACCAAGTACCGAAACGGTTCTTGATATGCTGCATCGGATCGCTACCGGAGAGGTCGGTAACAAGGTTCGCATCCGAGTACCACTTATTGAGATCGGCAATGCGAGTAACCATCTTGGCCGAACCGACTTTATCCGGCACAGCAAGATCGGTAGGACTGTCGGTGCCATAGTTCGGCTCCGCAGTGTCATCAAGATCGTTCCAGAAAGGAAGATCGACAGTTGAGCCGCCAGCAGAGAAAGCATTGATCAATGCTTCATTGGTGACAGCGACACCCGAAGAGAAGAAGGCAGTCTTTTCGGGACTATCCACCGAAGTCATGGTTGCATAGACTTGGGGGATATAAGCATCGGTAAGCTGAACGAGAGCCATGGTAGGCGATCCTTAGTTGGGTAAAAGTGGGTGTTACCGAGTAGGCGAAAACCGGATTGCGTTCTGTTGCTTCTGAAAGTCATCAGCGGCTTGCTGGAAACCCTTTGGGTCAGACTTGAACCAATCGACCTTTTCAGGACCAGTGAGCTTGCCAAATTCCTTCTTATTAGGACCGGTAGCGGCACCGCCGTTCGCTCCACTTCCACCCGAGCCACCGGCTCCAGATGCCTTGCTTCCTACCACCACCGTTGCAAAGGTGGGTGTTGCAACGAACTCCTTCTGAAGCTCGTCAAAGTTCATTGCCGACACGCGACCATCTTTGTCCTTCACCTTGACTGTGGGCACGTCACCGTCATAGACGACTTCGAGCCGAGTCAGGATATGAGGCAGCATCAGCGATGCATTCTCAGGACTACCAGTGATCGCACCGGCAATCTTGTTGGCCGCGCTTTCTACCAGGGTCTTGTTGAGCGTCCCTGTCAGCGCGGTAATTTTTGCGGTATCAACCGCCTTCTGAGCATCGAGCTTCTGTTGCCACGAAGCTTCGAGGGTTTTGATGTCGCCAGACTTGCGAGCGGGATCAAGCTTCATCGCATCCAGGTCAGCCTGCAATGCGTCAGCCTTCTCTTTAGCAATGCGTTTCTCTTCCTTTTCGCGAGCGAGAGCACGAACCAGAGGGCCGTTGTCCTCATCCTCACCAGTGAGTACCAGCTTGAAATTGTCGCCATCGGCTACGTAGAACAGTTTCAGCTCAGGTGAGAGTGCTTCCCATTCGGCCTTCGTCAGTTTGCGCTTCATAAATCCCCTTTAGGTTCTGTCGTCTATGGTCGACATAGTTATGAAATCGATCTTCTTATGGTATTGAGTAAGTGTCAAGGGAATTACAACTCCACTTATAGAAATGTCCTTCGCTGACTTACTACCTGCCAAGATGCTCGCTGCTAGAGTTACACCAAGCATGTCAACCAGCACCGCTTTAGGTTGTGTGATCAACCATGCGTAGAACGTATCAGGGATGTTGTGAAGCTCTGACCCCTCGACTAGCGAGACAGCTTTACTACGGCAGTTGTAGTGAGCTGGCGGCAATGGTCCTTCACCGTAGACGAACACTTTGCCGTCAAGCGACATACATATTTCGGTTGTTCTGCTGTCAAGGATTGCAACCCATTGATATTCGTTATAGTAGACGCTGGCGATTGCTGCTTGAGCCATGCTGCTTATGTGCTGAAGAACAGTTGCGATCAAGGATGTGTTCTGGTTATTGAAGGTGTTGAACAGACCATCTCTGAACTTTAGATCAGGCTCACCGACGATCTCAGCTAATGCGTCTTGCGGCGTTTTGCCTAGCGCATAACCTATCGTCAATACACGTCGAGTACGTTCCATCGCTGACTGTGCGAAGCTATCGAAGGCTTCTTCTATAGTCAGACCTATGCCTGGGATGATCGCTTTGGATATGGATGCCCACAGGAGATTGTTGGCGTCGTTAGTGCCTAGCGTATGCCCGACACCTAGAGTAGAAGGCTTATCGTCAGGCTGTGGCTTGTGGTCGGCAGTCGTAACACCTGCGACTGCTTTATAGATCGCTTGTGTCACGCCCACGTCGGCTGCAAGGAACTGTTTTAGCAACCCTATAAGTTGCTTGGTGTACCTGCTGTAAAAGATTTGCTGTGCTAATTGAAAGCGCCTAATGAATTCGTTCAGTTCAGCTTTGGTGAATGCATCTAGGGTTGAATACCTTGTCTTGCCGATGTACTTTGCAAACTCATCGTACAGTTCATTCAGAATCGCTTTGTAGTTCCCTGCAAAGCCAGATTTGACACCCTCTAGATAAACCTGATGACGAAACAAAAGATCGAACAAGTACCGATTCGAAGGTGTGTTTAGATTGTCCAGTCTCTTGTTCATGGTTTCACCCTCAAATGCTTTTCACAGAAACAGCATGGAAACATTCGCGTACCGGCTGGCCATACACCAACAAACGTCGACCGGCAATGCTTGCAGTACAACTCTGCAAACCTCCAACCTTGTTTGCGCTCAGGCTTGTTCAAGCAGGCAACCGCATAACCGAAACGGTTGCCGCTTATTTTTAGTGCGCGAATTGGATTGCGGCAGCTCACGATTGTTTATTTAGTGCTTTTGGCAATACAGCGTTCACAAGATCACCCAAGCTTTGATACACGAAGAAGTTAGGATCAGTTAGCTGTTGTTGCCAAAAGAAGTTGAGTGCTCCGTAATTGAGTTGTCTCTTCATAGTTAGGCTGCTTTGCTTTCTGGTGCTGGTGCGATTGGCGGTGCCTTAGCTGGCGTTGGAGCGTTCTCAGGTGATGTCGGCTCCTTCGCTTGCAGAGGATCGGCAATTGGAGCACCGCCAACTGTCATTGCTGCTGCGAGTTCTTTGCTGATCTGGTCAGCAGCTTCTTTGTCGTCAAGATAGGCTGTGCCGTCAACCTTCAACACTGTGCGCATCTCTTCGAATGCAATAGCTCCGCTCTGCCACAGCTTGACGACAGCTAGCCTATCGTTCGCATTCATGCGAGTCAGTTCAAACTCAGTATTCAGTTGATATTCGATCTCGCTATCGTCAGCACCGACGAACCTGCAAGCCCACTTCAAACACTTTTCCATTGCAGCAGATACGTTCTTCGCTACGTTGTGAAGAGTAGAGCTTTCAGAAGTGGTGTCAACCATGACTTCGGTCGCCGTACGTACTGTCTTCTGATTCATAACGAGCTTCGCACCTAGTGCTAGAGCCTGCTCTTCTTTGGCCTTCATGGCCTCTAGGGGCATCTGATTTGGTTCAGCCTGCAACAACTTTGCATCAGCGTTAGGCGGTAGTGAAATCGAGCCTCTTGATCCAAGCTGAACGGCACCCTTTAGAACGTTCTCAACCCATTGCTCAGTAACACCAGTTATGACAGGCGTTGGCTGACCAACCATAAAGCAAGACTCCTCGTAGTCTGCCGAGTTTCGATAATGAGCAATGTTGATCGATGCGAGATCGTACAACGGCGGTCGATCAGGCCATACGTCATTTGCCTCGGAGCCTGTGAACTGAAACGGAATCTCGTCAAACGCTTTACCGTTTGAATCTCGCGGTGTGTACGTTTGGGTAGGTGAATGATCGGCCTTATCAGGAGCAGTTTTGCTCCATATTGTTACCGTGTATGTCCAGGTGGTTGGATCAAGCCTCAAGACACGATAGGTAATGGCATCTTCAAGTTGGAACTCATCAACCTCAACCTTGTTGATCTCCTTCAGTACGACAAGCGAAAGTACATGTTTAGCGCCTCGCTGTATCGTAGCCCAATTGATAATCTGCCACGGCCAATATTGTTTGATAGTCGGCTGGATGTTGTTGGTCTTCATCTCGGCAACAGTCGTTGCGCCGTTTGTGGGTGGATAGTCAGTAAGCAAACCGCCACGGCCAAACGATATTGCACTCTGAACGGATCGTTTGCTTACTTGCTCAAGATTGAGACCGTCGCCATCAGCGTTATCCTCCAACATCGACAACTCTTTCGGAATAGTAGACACCGGAGGACGAAGGAACACCTGTCCAACCAGACCATCCCGAGTGCGCGAGGTCATGTTGTACCATACTGCTCGCTCAACATAAGCTTTGTATCGAGCATCGTTTTCCGATGATCGATCAGTTGGATTAGGTTGAGGCAAATACTTGCGAGCGTTCCGGCGGTCAACAGTCAATCCGTTGTAATATTCTGCTCGCATCCCATACTCACCCTTGATCGCGGTTTCGCCCTCGATTGCATCGCGAACCATCAACCAGATAGGCATCATGTATGCTGCTTCAGACCTTACGAAACCGACATTCGGCATGTGTTGCTCCCTTATGCTGCAAACTTGACTTTTACAAACTTGGCGGTGCGATCTGTGCCCTCTAACACTCGGTAACGAGTGTCGTCATACGGGTGATCTTCAGACTCAGAATCAACGTCATCTTCGTTCTCTTCGTCTCGCGATAAAACCGGAATAGTTGAGATTGCCGCGATACAATTTGCAGTAAAGTACAACCCTGGGCCTTCGCCTTTGACTGCGTTCTCAAAGCGACCGCGAATCAATTCAAGGCCATGCTTGCGCGAGCCTTGCGACTTATCACTCTTTGTCCAGCGAATGCCTTCATCAGCCATCTTCTTCTCGATAGTTTCAACGTCACTCTCGCGCACATCTCGAATCTGATTGTCAGCAGGTCCAGAGTAAGGTTGGCTGAGAATCCAACCCTTCGCCATCATGTCTATTTCGCGATCTCGTATTCCTCTTGCGATGTCCTTGGCAGACATCTTCACGCCTTTGTTGATGATCTTCGAATCGCAGCCGTACCACTCAGCTATGCGAATAATTGAACCGCGCTGAGGCGTCCAAGTTTTGCCGTCAAGCATTGTGACAGTCTCACCATTGGCTTCGCACCACCAGCCCACAGAGAAGGGCGCTGAGCTGCCCCAATCGAACGTTCTATTGATGTACCAGTTCGCCGGTACAACGAAGCGAGGAACGACGTGTATAGCGCGATTCCAGAGATCGTCAAAAGCACCACCAGAGATGACATCCCAACTACCTTCGAGCCAGGACTTACGCTGATTAGGATCGCTGATCTCTTCCAGCTCTGCGATGTATGCAGGATCGAGATAGATGTTCTCTTTGTACGAACCGAAGATTGCAACCTGGGTCTTTACGAACTTCTCGCGCTTCTGTGTCTTCGGATTGAAGACCCATGTTTCTCTGCTGAAAGGTACGCCATACGGCGCAACGTCGATGAAACGAGCCTTTACCCAACGATGACCAGGACCAGAGCTGTTGCATGTTGAGAAGGTCTCAAGACGCATCGGCGGCACAAGGTAAATGCCGTTCTTGTCCTTCGGACTATCCTTCTCTTGCGTCCACGATGAGCGGTTGCAAGACATCATCATGTCGTACAGCTCAGATGTCGGATACTTCGTCAGCTCGTTCCAACCAATGAACGGATATTCATGACCGTGATAGTTGTCATAGTCGGCCTTCTTACGAATGACACGAAACAACAGTTCTTCGCCGGTATCCCAAACCCACTTGTAATCGCCCTTCGATTCGAGGAAACGGCAACGATTGCCAAAGATGCGTGGAAACCACTTCTTCGACTTGTTTACAAGGTCGTCAAGGTTCTTGTAGGCACGATCAAAGATGATTCCTCGCCACGCTTCGCCATAGCCAACACCAACCTTTCGAGCAAAGCGCATGAGTTGTGTATCGGTCTTACCAGGACCACGCGAACCTGTGTACAACGTATGATCGGCGCGAGAGTCCAGCGCGAAAGCCTGCGATGACTGAGGTATCGGTTGCCAAACAACATTCAACGGAGCCTGACGTTTGTCGTTGGCTCGCGTGATACTCCGCAGTGCGTCGTCGCTAGTTAGCGGCATTCAGCACCAAGTTCTTCTGTTGTGCGGCTGCTTTATTTGCCCACTGATCATCGGAGCCGTGATCAGTCATAACCAGCACGTTGTTGACTTTGACATCGACAGCAACATTCGCACCGGGCTTCTCGATATAGCCCATTACGTTGCAGTACAGCTTCATCAGCTTCTCGAAACCTTCTGCATCACGAATATCTTTTGCTCGCTCCAAGATCATCCGTGCGATCTCGTATCGATTCGGCAAGAATGCTGCTTCGCCGTTTTCTTCGGTCAACCGCTCCATCTCTTCAATAACAAATAGATCGAAGGGCAGCTCCTTAGCTGCGAGCAACGCTACACCAGGATTAGCAATGATTGAGAGCGCAGCGGTGTTCGCGTTCTTCGTTCGAAGAAGTTCGCGAGCAAAGCGGGTCTTCGTTGCATTGTCAATTGTCGGAATAGCGGGAGCGGTTGCCATTGAAATTTCGCCTTACTGTTGAACAGGTTGATTTGAAGTCGGTGCGGGGAACGTCGGTGCAGGCTGATCTTCTGGAACGGTTACTGTTGGCGGTGCGATACTGATTTGCTGAGTTGCACTTGGGAACAACGAAGTGAACGCAGCAACCTTCGATTCAGCCAGGGATAGATCAGTCTTGAGATCGAGAATGACTTGGCTTGTCTCGCCTCTTGCTCTCTCGAAAGCAGTCTTCAATTCGTCAGCCTGAGCCTGAAGCGCAGCTACTTCCTTCGCATGTTTCTCTTTCACTTCGCTAACGCAGTTTGCAACGAAGGTTCGAACTGTGGGACCAGCGATGATGCCAACAACAAACGCAATGGCAATGTAGACAATAGACGACATGTGATACCTCCCTTTAGTGGTGTTCGACAACTAAGGCAACAACTGCGCCTGTAGCAGCGCCAGCGCCTAACCATTTCAAAGCAGTCTTAGTTCGCTGCCACTTCGTTCCACCTTTCAACGCTTGGTGGTCCTGTTCAATTTGTGTGTCCTTGATCGCGATTGTTGATTCTTGGTTGGCGACCGTAACCTGGCACGATGCAAGTTTGACTTCGTTCGCTTTGCAATCAACCTGTGTATCGTAGAATGCTTTAGCGTCGATTCCAGGGATGATCAAATCCCCTTCCTTCGGTCCATCTGGAATCTCTTCAACCGCTTTGGCTTGCTCCGGTGTAACCTGCCTAATCGGTTCACCAAGCTTGATCACTTGCGACAGAGCTTTGACCACCTGAGCAGGCGTCTGTACCTGTTGCTTCATCGCGACGTAGGTCTTCAGCGCGTCGGCAAGCTGCTGCTGGTTTGCCTTCTCTCGCGTCAGGATCGCATCAGCAGCGGCCTTGTTGACCTTCTCTTGAGCTGCGAGAACAGCGTTTGCCTCATGCTCTTTGATCCAGGCGTAGCCAACGAAAGCAACGACGCCAGTCAAACAAAGTGCAAGCGCGAGTGTGATCTTGTGTGCGTTAGTCATATCCTTCAACTTTCCGAGGAGTCTTAGGTTCGTCTTTCATCGCACCGATGTGCCAATCCATACTAGGAATACGTTTGCGCCAGTTCAACGCACCTAATGCAACAACCTTCGTCATACCCATCCAAAACCAACGCAGCTTAGGTCGAGCAATTCGCTCGTATTTGGGCAGCGCGTTCGCAGCGACCGAACAACCGGTGACAACAAGCATGGCGAACTTTCCCATGCTCATAAGCTTCGCGCTGAGTGCATCGAAGTCTGTTGCCCACAGTGATTGAATGATAGGTTTCATGGCCGCAGGAACAACTCTCTTTCTGCCGCACGGCGACGAGTCAAACCCTTGTTCGGTACTCCACCAGCCTTGTTCCAACGTCCAAACTCATTCGCAGCAGCTTGAACGTTGCCAGAGCGAAGATAGGTCATCAAAGTGGAGCCTGCGAGCGATTGACCGCCAAGATTGAAGACGAAACTAACAAGAGCGTCGTGCTGGTGTTGAGTGATGTTTAGACCGTTGCAAATACGGTTCACGTCGTCATCACACGCACCGAGATTGTGATCCAAGTCAGCGTCAGCCTGTGCCTGGGTGATTGGTTTGGTTGCCGCAGTGACACCGTGCGTATTGCCGTAGCCGTTGGTCCAAACGCCAACCTGATCTTTGTAGGCTTTCAGCTCGCATCCTTCGAACTCTTTGACGAGCGAAGTGCAAGCATCACTATGTGTGCGCTGCGTCATGATTCCTTCTTCCCTCGGCAGACTTTGGTGTTCGCCCAATGGACTGTATGCCGATTTGTCCACCTAAGATCGCGCAGATGATCCAAAAGAAAAACGTCTGCTTTGTGTCTTGACTGGCTAGTTCTTTCCCTTGTGAAACGACTGTGGTTGTCAGTTCTTTGTTCGAAGTAACCAACGCATCGATGCTTGCCTTCATATAGGCGATATCGCCGTCCTGCTTGATGTCCTCGCCGGACACAGGAACCGTTGTCCAGGGGGTAGGTGACTGAGCACCTGAAGGCGGATGACCGCTCAAAGCTGCAATTGCAACGATGATCAGGAGAGACACTTTTAGACCAAGGGTTATGCGTTCACGAAGAGACAAGTCGGAGATCCTCTGATGTAACGTCCATGACCTTCTGCCTCGCAAGTGCGCATAGACACGGTTCATTTTCGGATAGTAACACTGTCGACTATTGACGACAAGATTTATCACACATGCAGAAAAACCAGCCCCTTGTTGCGAGGCTGGTTCTCTACTTCACTTTGGGAGAGCTGGTTACTTCTCGCGGATCACGTACGCGCCAGTGATCTTTCCATCTTCGATCTTCTTACGAACGGTGAACTTCGCGCCGTTCTTGGCTCGCTTGTTAGCACTGCCAACCGTCGATGCGAGGCTCTTAGCCGGGTTTGGCTTGGCATCGGTCGCCGGAACGAAGATCGCAGCGTACTTGATCTTTCCATCGATCTCTTTAGGAGCTTCGAGGGATTCGAACTTGTAATCGCCGCCCTTGTTGCCGCCTTTGTTGATCGGAGGTAGTTCGTCAAGCCAAACCGGTTCAAAATTCATTGGTTCTGGCTTTGACTCAGCTTTGCTTGCCGTCGCCGAAGTTGAAGTGGTTGCGTTTGCAGCAATAGCGTCGATTGCTTCCTGAGTTGCAACAGCCTTCACATTGCCTTCTGAATCCTTGGTGCTGGCATCGATGGTGATGAAACTAGGCTCAGCCTTATGAAGCTTGTCAAGCTCTGCCTTCGGTGCGAAACCAAAACCTGCCGAAGTAGTTGCGCCGACAATAAAAGTCAGCAGGCCGAAAAGACCTTCACGTTGTGCCTTATTCTTGACTGAATCGAGCATGAATTATGTTCTCCTGTGGTTTATAACTCGTAGATGTTTGCGTGTGAACTAACCTTATTCGCACGGTCAATCGATGTCAAACTAAATTTGATATTGTTTGATCAACCAAGTTCGTTGATTGTCGACACCATTCTCCTTCCACGTTTCCAGATAACCTATGCAAACTCCTGGCAGATGCTTGAACATGCCGAGTGCAACAGGAGTGATGTCGTGATCAACATTTCCAACGGCATCCCTCAATTGATTGAATGCTTCAGTCAGAGATGTGTTGACAATAGACGACATTGGATCGCCAGCCGAATAACTACCGTCGCCGTGATCAATTCCTTCTACAATCAGATACTTGCTCATATTAAACTCTCCAGATACATACCTAGGACAAACAGCGCCATAACGATAGGTAGTGCTACTCGCGCTCTCATAGCTCGCTGTTATACGCATCCGCAGCGTCAGCTGATGCCCCTCCGACCGCGCCTTCCCAATAACGCGAAACAAGCTTCAGCTCTTCCCTTGATTTGCGTTCCCTTTCGAGCGCGGCGTTGAACTTCTTCATATCGAGTCTGCCGACTATAGACGACATGACCAATCTGTCTATCTCACGCGACGGCAGCGCGTCAAGCTCCCAGGACGTATCACCAAAGCGTCTGATGTACTCCTGTGCTCTGCTGTCAGTGAGCTTCGCTGGATCAGGTGGAAGGCTGTAGGCTTCTATCTGATCCTGATTTAGCGCCAAGCGCACCAGCTCGACGCCTGCGAGGGTTCTGGTGAACATGTTTAGACGTTCATCGTTGTCTCGACTCATGTCCAGGCCGCTAGGATCGTGATCGCCCAGGTGGAAGACGGTAATATGCTTTCCCTGGTCCATCTTGCGCCTGAGCCGCACTCCAGCCTCATAGAGACCGGACTGAGACGCATACCCCCTGCAAGCGAAGAACGGAACGCGATAGGTGACACAAGGGCGCTCGATCACGCCAACTAGAGCGTCTTTCTCAATCCAGACCTCGCAGTAGGCGTCCTGGTCTGCCCACAAGTCCTCAGCAAAGTAATCGGTCTGCTTGGTGACGAAGTGACCAGGGCCATCGTAGGTTGGAATCTCACGAACAACGCGCATACGATCTTCAATGGCATCCCAATCGATCAGACCTGCCAGCCTAGCATCGTTGATCACGCTGCCGATTCGCTTGTATTCGCTCTGCTTGTTTTCGATCAGCTTGCGGTGAACAAACTGGTAGTAGAGCTGGCGAAGGGTTAGTACATAACCCTCGGCCTGATGCTCGCGGATGATGATATTTGCATGGTCGATGATCGCTCGACTCGACCTGTTGAACCTCTTTTCAATGAACGCTTCTTTCATTGGCCCACCACTCTCCAATTGGTTGCAGTCATGTCGTCCCAATCAAAAGATGTAGGTGACTCGCGAACACCAAACCTGGGTGAAAGGGTGCGAGTGAACAGATACTTCTTTCCGTTGCTTTCTACTAGGAAAAACGAGGAGTTAGCGAGGGGCATTCCGTCGCGTGTGATATGTTGACCGGCCTCAAGTGCGGCCTGTGCTTCAGTTATGTTCATCGTTGCTGCAATAACTTGGCCCAATGTAAATCTCCCTGTAAATCTCTGCGTTTGAAAGTTGATGTCTAACGAAGCGTCGGCAGTGCCATGTACCAAATGAGCAAATCTCTCGCTTGCTCCCACCCGACGCATACGTAACCTGCGAATCCTTCTGCTTTGGCTTCCATTAGGAATGCAGCCTGTTCTTTGCTCGCTCTGCCGCCGACTTTCTTTAGCTCGATATAGAGACCGTGATAGCCACCGCGAGGAACCGAGAGAAATATATCTGCTGTCCCTGCTTTAGTTCCAGTCGCCTTCATCTTTGCTGCGACCGCTATGTGACGTTCACCGCCGTTAGGAATAGCGAACAACAGGTACTTGAATTCTGGATACTTCGTTTGTTGTTCGGGCAATGCGGACCAACAAAACAAAGCCGCTTGGTGGTTGTCTTCAGTTCCGTTGTGGGCTAATCGTTCAGGCGTTACAGGCATCGCACCACCTTCGTGCAACGTCCTTGCTTGCGGAGCAGTTTTCGATGCTGTTCAACTGAACCGGCGATCAGTGTGATCTCGATCCAATCTTGAGCTATCACGCTCCAAGCGAATAGTTTGCTCTGGTTCGTGCTCATCGGATCAAGCCATCCTTCTTCAGATTGTGGATCGCTCGACTGATGCAACCATTCCAGATGTACTCAAGCGTTTGGCCGCTCGATGCGCTCACCAGCTCTGACAAGCCTATAAACGAGTACGCTATGACAAGATTCTTTTCATCAGGCGACAGGAAAATCTCTTTCTTGTCGACCTGGGTAAAGGTTGGTATCAGGTTGTGAAGGTTGAATCGCTTTTCCTCTGCGGTTGCGTTCAACTGTTCTTGCTGTTCAATGATTCGCTGTTGTTCGGCAGCTTGCTTCGCCTGCCATTCGGGGCTTGAATCGATCTGCGATTGGGTCATGATTGGCCTTTGAACCAGAGTCAGTTAGAGACACCAAGGAAAATGCTCCTCGTAACTAACTGATTCTAAAGTGCCTTCTATAGTCTACAGCGTAAAGAAAGGCTTTAGAATCAGTACATGTTTTGCCTCATAACCCAAAGGTCGTAGGTTCAAATCCTACCCCCGCAACCATTTAGCTGCTAAGAGTTAGAGGCAAAACGAAGAGGAAGGCCAAGAGACAAGATAGAGACACCTAAAATTGGCCTTCCTTACTACGGCAACCTTACTAGTTTCCTTTCTTTCCAAGAATCGCTTCGATCAGCTTAGTATTCGCTTCACGCTTCAAAGTTAGTGAGCCATCATCGCGACCGTATTCGTTGGTCGTTCGAATGTCAGCATGACGCATAAGCATCATCTGAACTTCACTTGGAATACCTTCAGCACGGAGAAGAGTTACATGAGTATGCCGAAACGTATGCCAGCCAAGATTGATGATTGCGTTCCTACTCCCCGCAGGCGCAAGATGATCAGCCTGAAGCGCGTCTCTGTGAAACGGCCTGCCGGTCGCAAAGCTCTCAAATACCCATCCGTTCTTGCTAACACTGTTGCTTCGCCAAGCGATCAGCGTTTCAACAAGGTACTGATGGAGTGGAAGTATGGTGTCACTAGCGGCGGTTTTCGCGTTATGGATATTCTTACCCACAGAGCTAAGTTCGATCAGAATCGTTCCGGCCTCTAAATCAATCTTGTCCCATTTCAAACCCAAAACTTCGCTGATGCGCAGACCAAGGTAGAGGCACAGTTTGCTCATAACCTTGACGTGCTCTTCCAGGTTTTTATCAGCCATCAACTTGAAGAACTGATTGAGCGTGAGCGGAATCTTCAAACGCTTCCTGGGTTGAATGCCGACCGTCTTGATCTCGATCAACGCAATCGGATTTACCTGCCTCGGCATGTAGCCCCACTTCATTGCGCAATTGATCATGCGATGGAGCAACGCCTTCACACTCTGCTTGCTCTTCTTTGAAAGCGGTCTCCCTGGTCTACCTTTGATGAACTTCCCTCTCGTTACTCGATCCTCTGTGGGAAACGTCTTGAGATCGCGCAACCAATTTTGGATAGCCATAAGATCGATCAACATTTCTTCCAGCGGCACATCAGACCAGCGTTCCTTTATATGGCGCAACTGAGACTTGTAAGAGAGAACAGTCTGATTGCGAAGCGTCACTTCCTCATTCGCTATTTCTGTCAAACCTAGTTCATCGGTCTCATACTTGGCCGCAAGATGACCAAACGTATGAACCATCATTCGATTATCGGTCAATCCCGGCATCAACCTAGCGGCTTCGCGAAGCGCGTCAGCCTTTGTCGGCAATGACATTTCAGTGCCGATAGTGAGAGCTTTGCGCTTGCCGTCCTTGTTGTAGCGCAGAACCCAACGTTTACCCTTGTTGGTCTCAATTGGCTGAACGGTGCCAGCTTGGAATGTATGACGGCGGCTCATTCAGACACCGCCTCAAAGCTACGCGACCAGTCCGAAAGCAGACGTGCCCAAACGTTTCCATTCTCGCCCTGATATACGACGGTTGGTTCATAGTCAGGATTAGTCGAGGCTGTATTCGCTATGAGCAGAACTGTGTAGAGGTTGCCATTGCGATGCTTCCAACGCGAACCGGGCACGATCTCTTCAATCAACCAAGAACCCTGAATAAACTTGCTGTAAGCATGAGCAGGAAATTGATCCATTAGCTCACGGAGGTTGCGTTTGCCGTCTTCCGTGATCTGCTCACGTAGACTATCGCTCGGCATCGTTTCGCGAGACAAAAGCAACTGCTCACACTTGCAACCTGGGTGATTGCACTTGCCGTACTCGATACGCGAGACGGTGTTGTCTAGGTGAAAACCACGACCGTGAAAGCATCCGGCTCGCACACACATCGCATTTTGGTTCTGATCGCTCATTGAATGTCCTATGTACTTCTGATAGTTCCGTATCGGTAATGCTACTGCTCTAGCGCGGTGTGGATTCTGGAAAAGGCTTGTTCCAAGGTGGAGCAGGAATGTTACGCCGTGGTGCAGGAAGCGAAGAATCAGACGGTCCACCGTTGCCCTTCAAAGGATCGAACGGCAAAGGCTGCGCAGGCCGATCAGTCAAATCCTGAATGTAGTTGTTCAACGCCACTTCGCTTGACCAAAGCTTTTTCTGCTGAATAAGAAATTCAGCCTTGTCGTTTACAACTTCTTCAGTTAGTTCTTTCAACCGCTCTGCCTGATCTTCTGTCATCATCTCTCGCCTCGTTTTTCTACCATGACCGAATTTGTGGATCGAATTTCTTGGACCTCGCATCGGGATTCGAACCCGAAGCCCCCAACTTATGAGGTTGGCGCTCTAACCGATTGAGCTATGCGAGGAAGCCTTCAATTGAGGCATACGTTCGTGTTCGCCTGCCGACGCATGTATTCCTCAACCTGGGAGAGCTTGAAGCGCCAGTAGGTCTTCTTCCCGTTTTGCATCTTGGCTCCTGGGAGCTTCCCTGCATTTGCAAGCTTACGAACGTGGTCATGTTCAAACCCAATGAACTCTCCGACCGTCTTCGCATCCACCCAGGGTTCAATTGCTGGTGTGGTTGACGTATTTTCCTGTGAACTGTGGCCCATTGCCGTCTCCGTGTTGACTATTGACGACAGTACCAGCGATTCTAAACAGTGTCAACGGCTTTTTATACGTCAAAAGTAGTATTTAGGTGGCTTTCTCTGTGCAAAAACTACCCGAAATGACGCAAAAGTTCGCACCATAGGGAAGATTTTACCGAAAGCAGCCTATAGACGACCGTAATACCGCCTATCAACTACAGGCTGCTTCGCGTACATCGGCTATGGACGATCAAACGATTGGCGCTCGTTACATTCTTGATGCCCACAATGAATCCTCAAACTCCCTTTACTAATTGCGAGATCGTCATCGAGAACACTTCGGCCAATTGCGCCAGCGTATCAATAGTAGGAGCCTTCTTTCCGTTCTCTAGGTCGCTAATGTAACTGCGATCCAGCTCGGATGCTGTTGCAAGCTGTAGTTGCGTCAAACCACGCTCTGACCTCAGTTCCGCTAACTTGATTCCAAACCTGCTCGCTGGTGTTGATGTCGGTCTATACGTTGGTGGTGGTGTTCCATCATGGTTATGCATAGTCGTCTCCATTACTTCTTCACTCCTTCTTTTGTCTATTACATCGACCTATTTGATGTTCACTATAGTCCACGTTCTTCATTCTTTATATAAGTATTTTTGTAAAACTTCAATGTAACTTACTGTGTATGCAGGTGTTTGCGATGATGATCGTTCTTGCTGTCGACTATTGTCCTCAGTGAGTACGTTATTGGGGTCAGCCCCAGTTTTACTTTGATGTCTAGGATGGACGGAGATGCCTCCCGGCGCTCCTGGGTAAGCATTCTTGGGGTGGTGGGGGTCTCCTTGCTCGAATCAGCTCAATCTAAGCCACTTATAGGACGCATTGAACAGCTATATGACTCTGTTTACATCATAACTTGTTCATTCTATTGATGATATGTATGTACATCGTTGGGTTATGTACCAAACGAGCATGATCAATATGGTGCGTTTATCATAACCTGTTGATTATAAAGAAGTTATGACATAACGCGTTTAGAATCATACATATAAGTCACTTTGGAGCTGTTTCAAGGGTCAAAAGTAGTCAAAAATCATAACGTCTAAATCCTATTTTTCATATCTAAATATATATAGAATCAATAAGTTATGTAAGTTATGAAGTTATGGAACTCCTAGCAAACGGTGTTAGAGCAGTGATAACTTCAATGGATTTAGGGTCAGTCCCAACTATCTAGGTTATATGTCATAACTCCATAACTTTCATAACTTGGTCATTCTATTGGAGTTACGCTATAAAAAGCACATATTGACGTTATGATTCGATCTCCATCTAACAATAATTCGTAATATCGCATTCATTCTAAAGAGGTTATGTCATAACTCCTTTATTTCCAATAACCTGTAACTTGTTGAGAACACTCAGGTTATGACATAACGCCTTTAGAATCAATAGCATATTTCAGTCGACAAGCGACGACAAACCAACGAATCAAGCACCAATAACAGCCCAATCACTGTAGTCAATCAACTACGGTGAGGTTGTCGTATTTATTTGCGATTTATTTCGTATCGACTATTGACAACACAACGAACGTTTGAGAATCTATAGAAGCTTCATCAACGGAGGTTAGAAAGATGCAGAGTCAACAAGACACAAAGCGAGTGACGGCTAAGCAACAAAGCCAGTCCGCTAGACCACAACTTAGCAAATGGGCACAAGACAAACAGCGCGTAACTGAAGCGATTGCGTCTTTCCCCAAAACGTTCTCTTTACGCGCATACAAGGGAACGTTTTCCATTTGCCCCAATGCTTCATATGTAAATGACTCAGATGATGTCCAGCTAGTTGTCATCAACGCTGATACCAATCAGGAGCTTTGCAAAGGCTACATCGCTGAGCTGAGCGACGAAATCGTTATTACCGATGCTGCCATCATCGAAGTTGTCAAGAAACAGGCTGATCAGCAGAACGTGCATTTGAGCGATGCTGAGGCTTTGGCTATTGGCAAACAGAATCTTCCCATAGATCGCGAACAGCGCATCGCTGACGCCTTTGGTATCAAGTACGGTGTTACTGCTGATGCGCCTTGCACTGGCTGCACCGTTGCAGGTTGCGAGTGTGGTTTGATTCCTGTTGAACCGAGCGTGACTCTCAAATGCGGTATGAAACATGGATGCATTGAGCCTGTCACCCATATAGACAACAAAGGTTTTTTGTATTGCGTTTCTTGCGCTGCAATTAGACACAATACTCATCCAGTTCGCGCTATGCGCAAATGGGAGATAGCTCGTCTGGAAAATGGAAAAACAATTTGGTACGAGCGCAAATCGCGTTTGTCCTATAAGGACGGAGAGTAGCGAAGTGACCACGTTTTCAGCCCTTGTCATCCTGGCTGTTTCTGTTGTGGTCAGCTTTGGAACCTTGTTCGTATTCGCAGTTCTAACGACGTTGCTTTGAGGTTTCACCATGAACTATGCAGTATGCTTCTTTATCGTTTGTGTGTTGTTCTTCCCTGCTTTGGCTGAGCTAGTCAAGCGCGTGATTTGTGGCGCGTTTTATAAGCAGAAGCCTGTCGTCTATAGTCAGCAACCTATTCGCATCAAGCGAGGTTAGATCAATGGAATATTCAACCTGCAATAACTGCCAAAGCAAGATAGCAAGCTTGAATGGCGCGAAATGGATTCATGTTTTTGAGGTTTACCGTCTGCGATGCGGCAAACCAAACCCAATTGAAACTAAGCAGCTTTAGCCTGTCGACTATTGCCAACAATCAACCATCAACCTAGTCCGCACATAGCGAGTGACAGGAGAGAAACAAGATGCGTTATAAAGTTCGCACTCACGAAATTGGTCATCTTTGGGCACATCAATCACAGGACAGAGCTGATGCGTCAAATATGTCCTTCAATGGCGTCAACTTCCGTTCTTATCAAGCTTGCATTGCTTCAATCGTAACCAACAAGAAAGGCGACAAAGCATATTTGCTTTCGTCGCGCAAATGGAGCGTCACTACATCTCAACATCAATCAGATGTCAGAAGCGCAATTCCTAACGACGCAAAAATTATCTATTGCCTTGATCCCACAGTTGGCAATGGTCGAATGTATGTTCCAGTTGGCAACGATGAAGAGTACGACGAGAACAAACATGGATGGATGGATGATCCAGAAGGCAAGCATCCTGATCACAACAAAAATTTAGAATATTGGCGCGGTACGTTTGATGGTGAGCTTGAGACAGCGAACAAGTCTCGCGAACCAAAGAAAACTCGCCTGATGCAAGAAGCAGCGGCAACGCTGGAACAGATGCGCGAATATGCTGCATTCTTCGGTCTGAAAAAAGTCAAGTATCCGAAGATGCCGGTAAACAAAGATGAGCTTGCATCGTTGATCGAGACACGCGAACGTCAAAAAGCTAAAGCCGAAGCAGCGCGAAAGAAGCGCATCGAAGAGCAGAACAAAGAAAAGATTGCAGAGGCAAAGGAATACATGCACGATTGGTTGGTTGATCCAACTGTGCGCTATAACGATTATTTCCGTTTTCTTCCCACAGAGCTTCGGATAGTTGGCGACGAGATCGAAACGTCACGTGGTGCGCGGTTCCCTGTTACTCATGCGAAACGTGGTCTAGCTCTTGTTGAGTCTGTAATAGCTCGCGGTGAAGAGTGGAGACGCAACGGCCAAACCTGCAAACTCGGTTTCTATCAAATCGACAACATTGAAGCTAACGGAACAGTCCATGCAGGTTGCCACACTGTACCCTATGCCGCTATTGCTCGCGTACGCGAAGCCATTGTTGCTTTCGTAGCTGTCGCAGAAGAAAGCGAGGTTGCATAAATGGCGCAACTCACCTTCCAACAAGCACAAGCAATGTACGTTCATCGTTTCACTGTTGATCACGTTCCCAATTGGGCTAAGACTGCCGCACCAAATGGCAAGTTTTATGCGCCACATTACAGCAGTGATGCCGAGTGGTTCGCTAGCACAAAGTTTCCACCTAACAATCCTTATGCGCTCAGCAAACGAGACACAAGTTGCCACAGCAGCAACCAATCTTGGCCATTAGGTCAGTGGTTAGATCAACCGTTTAGCAAGGCGGTGCGGTAATGGAAACTCTCACGTCAGGAGCTAAAGCCTATCTCGATTCATTCACCGGTCTTATTCCCTGCAAGGTTCTTTCAATTGTGGGAAACAGCACACCGTTTGCGTCTTCTACTCATTGTGTAACCGTTGAGATCACAGGCAATGGACGCGCATACAAAAAGGGTCAACAAGAGACAACGAACTCTATCCGAGTCATTCCGCGTAAAGCGATCAGAAGACGCAAATACTCGACAACGATCAGGCTGTATAAAGTTCAATGTGACTCCCAGGAGTTGAGCAAGTGAAAGACAACGATAAGCAGATAAATGCACAACAAACTCTTCGTGCAATGCTTGAAGCATCAGCACGGCTTTATATGGTTCAAACTCATCAATCGAGAGCTGGTACGATTCGCCACTACAAAATTCTGATCGCTGATCAACTCTGCAAGATTGAAGACTGCACTGTTCTAGTCTGCTTGGCTATTGGTCGCAAGGTCGACAAGGATAGAAAGACATTCAACGTACGCGGTTTCACTCATGCCCAGGACCATCACAACTTATCGTTTCTACTGCATAACGCTTTGAAGATGCCTGCTGTTATTCCTGTTCATGTTCTGTAGTGTCGTCTATTGTCTATAGCGGTTTATATGCCGCTAACAGCATTCCTGAATCGATCTCCTAATGAGTAGTGCGGTGGTGCGCATAAACGTTTAGAGATTTGGGAATGCTGTTAGGGGCATATAGCTCCATTTGGAGATCGAATGAATACAGCAAAGGAAAAAGTATTAGAACGTTGGCCTGATGCGGTCGAACGTGAATCCATTGCAACAGGCTGTTTGGCAATATTCACTAGCAAAGGTTGGTTGGGTAGCAGTTGGGATCAGTTAGCTTTATCAATCGATGAAATGTCCAATGCTACATTGTGTCCAGTTGAGATCATCGGCAATCACTACATTCATCGTGAACCGTCCGACAGCGATGCAAAGTTCTATCTGCGATCAGATGTAGACAAGCTATTGCAGGAGATCAGAGAGGCGGCCAAGCAGCTCTTAGACTGCAATTGTACGTCTATGCTTCCCTATAGCGGACGTGCGCAACATGACACCTTGCCAACCGTCATCACACTGCGCAAAGTTGCAGAGATGGAGCTGTGATGCCTACAGAGATACACAAAGGCGAAGCTAGAACGCCTGTTCCAAACGCTGATCTACGTGTCTTGATCACTAGAGCTGCATCCGACACTAGCAAGCGATCAAGGCGAGAATGCAGGCGTCTCGTTATCGACGCTGTTTACCAGTGTGGTTATCCAATCGGGCAAGCTAAGACGCTGGCTGATCAGTTCATCTCAGAACGTCGACGGGAGATCGCCCAGGTTACACAGGGTCAGGGTGAGCAAGCCAGCTCCTGAAAATTTGAAAATCGGAGGGGTGGTCAAGGGCTACGGAAAAACGGAGGGTCTAGGAGCGTTGGTCAGCTCCTAGACTTTTCAAATTCCGAGGGGTGGTCAGAGGCCGTTTACATTAGGAATGGAGATAATGAAATGACAGTGTGGATTGTATTCAACAATGGTGTCGTCAGCGCAGTTTTCGACAACGAAGAAGGAGCCGAGCGCTACGCTGAGAAAGTTAGAACAGGTTTAGCAAACGTTCCAGGCAAGTACAAAATAACAGTCGAAGAAGAGAAGGTTTATCAGTCTCAGGATGCTTAGTCCAGCTTGTCAACGTTGCTGATGAAGTACGCTTTGCCTGTGTTACTGTATCGACGCTGCATTTGATCTTGAGACATCTCAACTGTGACACCAGCAGAGATTAGATTATCCATCGCTCGCTTGAGTGCGAATGTTGCACCCATACGATCATCGCGGAAACAATTCTTCTGCATCAGTCGCTTTGTGAGATAGTGCCACTGAACAACGCGATCTCGCTTCATCTTTTCGTTCACACCGTAACGCGCCAGGGAGTCATCGAAAGGACGATATACATAGTCTTTGAGCACTGTTAGAAGTTGATCGGCCTGATTCTTCTCATTGCTGTCACGACCGATTTTGCCTGACTCAAATCGATCAATGACATTCACGATATCCTTCTCAACCATGTTGCAAGCCCACTGCGCAATTTCCTTTGTGATTACCGGCTGAAAGTAGTCGACGCCCACGGCGATCAGTGCAGAGAGCTTCAGGAGCTTCATGTGTGCGCGAGTCCATAGCTGCCGCGCTACTTCAGTCTCAGCACCATTGATTCGCGTATCGCATTTTGTGTTGAACTCTTCAATGAACACAGCGCCTTCTTCGTCTTCAACAACGTCGATCACAGCTCTATTTTGCGTGAGCGCCATAACGTTAGAGCAGAGCGCGATCATGTTTGAAACGAGATGGGGAGAAGGTACAGCGTGTGAGTGTGCTTTGTTCAGAGGACCACGCTTGCCAGTGTATTCAATGCAGGTGAAGCGAGGAAACAAACCTTGCGCAATGATGTCCTCATTCAAGTGTGGGTAGAAGCTATCTGGTGTTGTCTCTCCCAGGATGCTGAACGCAGGCGAATGAATGATTGCAGTGTTGTTCGATTTGTCGCTGTAGATGGTTTGTTGCAGAGTGTCATTCTTACCGGATTTGCCGAATAGATCGAGGATCACTTTGCGCTTTGAAACCTCTGACGAGCTGGCGTTTGGTGCGCACATCTGTTGCAGCGTCAAACCAAACTCACCGAGGATCGAGACGAAGCACGGATTGTTGCTCATGTACTTCACAAGTGCCTGTCCACTGGCGATGTCCGCTGGTCCTATGAAGTCAGCAGCAGAAGGCACAGCTTCACTCACTTTGCGCATGAGCTTTGACATACCGGCCTTTGCAGCTTCCTTGCCTCTGCCGGTGGTCGCGAGGACCAGGATGTATTGGTTCAACCCTGTGCTAGAGACGTTGTATGCGCGGCCACAGATGCCTGCCATGAGGCCGATAGCGCCAGCAAGGGCAATCTCCTGCACTGGACGAGGAGCGGCTTCGTAGATGAACTTTGCGATCTCTCCGATTAGCCCAGGCGGTAACGTCCAACCTTCACCGAAAACAGGCGGTGGTTCCTTGACTTGTTTCTCTCGCGCCTGCTCAAGCTGCACCATCAAATTACCCATAAGCTGATCGAGCGAGATGTCTGGAATCAGGTTGTCGAATGATCGATCGATCATCTTTTTGAGGTAGTCTTTGCGATGTGCTTTAGGCCGCTTGCCAAGCTCGCTGTACAAGAACAAACGTGCAATCTGTTCAGGGTTTCGAGAGAAGAAAGAGATGATGTTGACAAGCGCAAAATCAGCTTCGCTTTGCGAGTTGTACCATTCCTGATACTTCCCTTGAAACAGCGGCAGAAATTTTTCGTTGCTATTGCTGGCGCGTGTGTAAACTTCTTCGTCGCTCCATCGTTGTGGACTGCCGCTAGGTGCTTCGATAGCTGGCGTTGCGTGATTGGAGCCAGCAAGCTCTTCCCACAGACGAGCGAGAAAGTAATCGTTGTCACCAATCGGCGCATCGCGGTATGTGTGGCCGGTCATGGTGAAATAACGCTCTGTGCTATACAGCTCAACCTTGCCGCGCCGTCGACCACCAGGGACAGAGCCGTGCAAGATGATGTGCATTCCATTGCCGCTAGGTGATATCTCGCTGTATGTGTCGAAGGTTTCGAGAATGCGCTTCGCGATCTCAGTATCCTGTGGGCTTCCACTCGGATCGTCCAAGTCGATGATCGCGTAAGGATCGCGCTCACTAAGTACGAAGCCGATGCCGCTGTATGAACCAACACCGGAACGCCATAGTGTCAGTGCGTCGTGATATGTGCCCCAATGCGAAGGCTCAGTGACGCTCGCTCGCTGATGTGTACGAGGAGAGTACGGCATCTTAGTCGGCTTACCGTTGCGGTCTTCATACCGCCATACAACCCAGGAAGGATAGTGCGTCATTTCTACAGGAATTGCCATGTTAGACACCGTGTCTCTTTGCTTTTTCCTCGACAGCTTGCCGAATGACCTCTTGAATGGGCCACGTTTTACCAGTCTGTTTTTCGAGTTTTCCCCGCAAAGAGAGCAGTTTCCTGTTCTGATCAGCCGTAAAGACCGTGCTTCGGCTTACAGGTTTTTGGTCGTCAACCTCTGTCGTCATTAGGCGACACTATCAACTCGTTCGATGTTTGTAAAGGCTGAAAATTATTTGGATATTCCGCTTGACGATGTAGACAATAGCCGATATGTTTCATTCATGCCGTGGAACTAAAGCAGGCAAACATGGTTGTCGGATCGCCTTATTCAAAGAAACTTCTACCGTACATGCGGCAGGCGATATGTCAAACAACGCGGAACCTGCCACGGCATAGACATTTTAGAAATTGCCGGGTGAGCCTAGCGGCCACTGGAACACCCAACGGTGAGAGCTGTACCTAGCACCGGCAAAACCTTTGAGGAAGACGAATGCCAAAGAAAGCGCAACAAGTCGAGTGGACACAAGAACAGATTGCCGCTATTCAGGTCTGGTCAGCAAGCAAGAACCAACTCGACGTAACGAAGGCTGAAGAGTTGGAACTTCGATTGAAGGTTGTTCGCATCGCGCCATTCAATCAGCACAAAGAGGAAGGTGGTCAAACTCTTCCACTCGCGAACGGCTGGCGCATCGCGCTCGACAGGCCGATGTACTACTCGATTGAAACAAAGGACAACAACAAAGTTGTTGAGTGCGTAAATGCACTTGCTGCGAAGAATCCGCTCGCAGCTCAAGACATTATCAAATGGGTGCCTGTGCTCTCGGAGAGCGGATACAAAAAGCTCTCCGATGAGGAGCAAGTAATCATGGCTCCGGTTGTGACGATCAAGCCAGGAACACCAGCTATCGAATTGAAACCACCCGCTACACCAAAAGACTAAACCATCATACGGAGAAGTATGCAACACACATCAACACGTTCAAACATCGATCAACAAACAGTAGTTGTAACCCTGACTCGCTTTCGTCTGATTCGCATTCGTACCTGCCTAGAGGATCGCATTCAGTTCTTGAAGCTTATGCACACTCGCGCTGAAGGCAAGCGCAAAGAGGCAATCGAGCGCGACATTGCCGCAACCAACCGCGATCTCAAATCCATGAATGGGTTACTCGTCCAATGATGACGATCAACGATCTCGTTGCAACCAGCTCGCTAGTGAAGCGATACGGTGTGAAAGCGATCCTGTATAGCGAACCAGGATTAGGCAAAACACCGTTGATCAAGACAGCGGCAGCGCCAGTCATCAACTTCACCGAGCCAGGTTTTTTGTCGATTGCTGATTGGCAAGGACCGGCCTACGAATCGTACACCTATGCTCGCATTCGTGACTTCTGGATGTGGGCAATTCAGTCGAGGGAAGCTCGACAGTTTCATA